CCGGTGCTCGCGGCATGGGCACGGTAGCCGGTGCTCGCGGCATGGGCACGGTAGCCGGTTGTGACACGCTCCTTTGCTGCGTCGACGATCCATGCGACTGCCTTGCGAATGAATTCTGGAAGCTTCAATTCGGCACTGATGGTGATTTCTGCAGATGCGATTTTGCTGTCACCATCTGGGTCATCGACGATGCTGCCGCCAACCTTTGTGAGTGCAAACTTGCTATTTGCTGGGCCGTAGTAGCTCCATGCGTCAAGCGGCATCAAAACGGAGTGGAACGCTCCTTCGCCGCACCGGACGACGCGACGTTCTGTTTTGTATGTTTCGCCGATCGCGTATTGAAAGCCACGGCACTGCCAGTCAGCGCCAAAGCCCTTGTATGTCGCAAGCTCTACCGGCTTCGCGGCTTCTTCCGTCTGCACTTCGGTATGCACGGCAGCAGTCTTGGTGGCTCTCTTTGCCATGATGTCTGTCTCCTCAATTTTAGTGGTTATTGGTGGGTGACTAGTGGGTTGTCGAAGCGAGATACGGCAGCCAAATCGATACCGCCGCAACGAAGGAGCCGGCAGCGCATGCTGCGATCAGGTCTTGGATGAAAGAGCGGGTGGTCATGGTGACACCGGCCCTGTGGGATAACCCACGACTTGCCGCGCCACGTGTACCGGCAATAATCGAACTCGCCGTTCCATCCCGAATGCTCGTACGTGCCAAAGGTTCTGGCGAGAGCCATGGTGGCGGCGATCTTGATGGTGCGGCTTAATTTGCGGAGTGCGTGGGTCACGCCGCCCTCCCGAAATACTGATCAGAGCGGCCATAGATATCGCAGCGGCGAATCTCCTTGGCGCCAAGGCGGAACTTGAATTCGCGCACGGTGATCCCGTGATAGTCGCTCAAGACAACCTTGCCGTCGGCGACATACATGAAGTCGGCATAGACCGGGTAATCGTCGGCTAGCACTGGCTCTTTGAGCTTGCTGACGTCGATGTCGATGTTGGTCATTGTCCGCCTCCGTGCTTGGCAAGGATGAGCGCGGCGTTGTCAGCGTCGTCCTCGAATCCTTCTTCGCGCAGCGCTATCTCTGCGGCTCGAAGACCGGCCACCAAATCGGCATACGCGTTGAAGGAAACGCAGAAGCGCACGGCCAACTCTTCGTCGAATGGCGATGCCTTGTTGCTGTCGATGAAGGCGAAAACATCTCCTTCGTCATGGATCATTACCACGCCATCGTCACAACGGGAATGCTGCAGGACCGCACTCATTCCCCCACCTCCAACTCAGCCAGCACACGTCCAGGCTTCTGGTGGCGCAACGCAAAACGACCGCGGCAATCTACATTGCGCGGGCGCGGATGCTTCTTGGCACGGTGATCTGGCTTGCGGAAAGGCTCTGCACTACCCGCGATCATTGCAGGCGCATAATCTTCTTCTGTGTATCTTCTGCCGAGCATTGTCGGTCTCCTCTGGTGGTGTTCCGCCTGGTTAGGTGTGGCGGTGAGGAGAGTTATAGGTTATGTGTTTTTAGGAGTCAACCTATAAAACACATAGTCAATCAATATTTCCCGGCTAGTACTATTGGATGAACCGAAACCACTTTGCCGCGCTCAAACTTGATTTTTGATTCGGGATTATATTGGCGAAGCACAAGCTCATCTCCGGCCCATCCGACGAATTCTTTGATGAAACCATGAGGCGGGCGGCCGTCCTCAGATGCTGCGATCTGCACGATTACGTCGTCTCCTCGACGAGCCGGCTTGCCGGGGTGTACATAGACAGTCTCGCCTGGTCGATAGCGCGGAGACATGGACTCGCCGTCGACATAAACGCCGTATGCATTCGGCACGTTCGCCAGAGACGGGGGGCAGGCGACGTAGTCGAGCACCGAGCCGTTGAATTCATACTCGCCGTCGACACCGCCCACAGCTTCGCCCAAAACAGGGATCATCCGGCCAGGCTTCACGTTAAACGGGATGGGAATGGACTGATCGATCCGCGCGTTCGGCTCATGGTTGTTTTCTTGCTCGGACAGACGGACTATGTCTTCCGGTGTCATTCGCGAAACACTACGCGGCAGACGCGTCGACTTGCCGCCATCTCGGCCGGCGTCGTTCATCAGTTCGCGCATCTGTTTTTCCGGGATCTGCAGCTCGCGCGCGATCTCGCGCCACTTCCTGGGGGACGAGACCATGCCGGCGAACAAATCACTGATACTGGGCTGCGACATGCCGACCTTAAGCGCCAGATCGGTTTGCGTGATTCCAAGCGCCGCTGCCCGTGCGGTGAGGAAATCAGAAAGAGCACTCATAGATTTATCCCTTATTTTTTCAATCAGTTATCAGATTATGTGTATGATTGCAATAAAAAGCTGTTGACCTATAAACCGATAACCTATACCAATAATCACACAAACGGCACACAAGACGCAGAATAAAGCGCGGGCCGGTTGGAGGACTGCCTAACCCAAAACAAAATACAAGGCCCGCCTTTTGGGCACTAACGAGAGGAAGGCAAAAGACATGAGCGATAAAGATAATATTGCACCAAGAAGATTTCGAAGCAGGGCAGACAAAGTAACAAGAAGATACGACGCCATCATGGCGTCTGATCAGGGCATAAGAAGAAATGATACTGGCAATGATGGCGGCAGAAGACGTCATCAATGCCAGAGAGGCCCGCCCTAATGTATTGCGTAGGGGCGGCGGCTCCTTAGATCAAACCGCATGACGCCGTTTGACGTGATGAGCAAGAAGCCGCCTCCGGGCGGCTTTTCCTTTTTATAGGAACTACCATTCAAGCGAGGGGCATCATGAGAAACCACATGAAAATCACGACATAAAAGCAGCGCCGCTGGCTACCCGCCGGCAGGCGCTTTTTCGCGTTGCAAATTGCCAATAAGAAGAAAACCAAACTCCCCGAACCGACCGTTAGGTCGACACCACTCGCTTAGCGGTTCAGGGAAAATGGTTCCTACTTTCTCGGAGGAGGAGACTGGCTTGTGGCCCGCCGTAAACTCCGGATTTCGATACCGTCACCACAACGGCATGGAATGTTTACCGCACATTCCACAAATTTGTCAAGAACCTACTTGACAGCCCCCACTAACCGGCAACTCTTTCGGAAAGGACGATCACATGTATTGCTTCGACGTTCCTGACCGTAAGGTTGCCGCTCCTGGCATACTGCGAAATCACCGCTTCGCCGTCGGCCAGGCTGACCAGCTTGCCGATCCAGGCAACGCCGCCCTTGGCGTGCACCATCACCTCGTTGCCAGCCTGCGGCCAGACGCCGGGATCCGCCCACGCCTTCGTGCCCACGAGCAACGCGGGCTCCATTACTTTGGTATCCACCAACACAGCATAGCGCCCCTCTGGGATGCGCTTTCGGCCCATATTGAAAGGCTCGAACACGTACTTGCCTTCTTTGCGATCCGTCACGCGACCGTAGACGCTTGCTGTTTTCAGCCCCGCCGGCAGCTTCGTGTTGCCGGTCGACGTGGTCGCCTCGTCGATCAGCTCGGCCACCATGTCGGTGCTTATCTGAAGAAAGTTGGCGATCGACGCGAACATGTGAGGACGCGGCAGGCTGCCCATCTTCCACCTGCTGAACGTCTGCTGCAGCCAATCGAACTTGGCGGACACCTCGCGATCGGTCAGCCCCTGACGGGTTTGCTCGTTGATAAGCATCTGAGCGAATCTAGATTTTCCGGAAGCCAATTTCTCACCTGACAAATTTGTTGAGCAAAGGGTTTGTGTACATTATCTTCCGACGAATTACAAATTTGTCAATATCCGTGATCGCCGCACCAACGGCGCTCAGCCCACACCAACCACATGAGGAGACCAAATGAGACCAAAAGTCATCACTGCTTCCATGCTTCAAGAGATGCGCTCTCTGCGCCTCTCGGGCATGGCATTCCGAGACATCGCCGATAAGTTCGGCGTCAGCACTATGACGGCGTACTACAATATTAGCGGCAAACGTTTCGTGCGCCTCACGCCGCCCAGCCAGTTGGTCGCCGCCAACGACAATCACCCAGACCGCATCACGAAGATGATGCCGCACAACGGCGGCTGCTCGACGACGTCCGGCCTGATGCCGGTTTCGCTGGCAAGATCGGCGACGCAGCCTACCGAGAAGGTGGCGGCATGAGCGAGCCAACCTGCGAATGCGATTACTTCGATTTTGGCGACCTCGTCAGATCGAGGCAAAACCCGAACCTCACCGGCCAGATTATCGGCCAGCGCGAGTGGGGCGCTGAATATCTAGTTCGGCTTGCGGACGGCGCAAGCACCATCTGGTGGCACGCAATCGAGATCGAGCACGATCCGGAAGCCTATCCGCCACAGGTCGCGGACCAGCCGACCGCCAGCGACAATGTCATCAAGGTCGACTTCACCAAGGGCGCTCGTTTGGTGCCGGACAGCAAGACGGAAGGAGCTGCGTGATGGGCTACAAAAAAGTACAGCAGATCAGGATGACGCTCGCCGGTGCCGGCTTCAATGTTGGTGCCGTTTTCACCCTGAATAGGGACGGAGAGTTCGCCATCTTCAACGACAATGATGGAGACCTGCGTTCCCGCAAGGCAGGCTTCGAACTAGTCGAGACAAAGTGGCAGCCGAAAGTCGGCGATCGTGTGCGGTACGATGACCATACAGTGGAGGGTGAGGGCGTTGTCGTTGATGTCGGCGATGATTATTGGCTGCTGGAAGTCGAGCCGAAAGATCGCGCTTTCGCTTACTATCGCAACAATACCTGCCGCGAGTTCTACAGTCTTTCCGACCTTAAGCCGATGCCAGTTGCCGCGCAAGCGCAGCCGGTAGCCTTCACCATCGAAGCCGGAAAATACTATCGCACGCGAGACGGTCGCAAGGTCGGGCCGATTCGCATTGACGAACATGACGATCAGTATCCGTTAGGTGCTCGTTGTGAGGCTGAAGACTGCACGCTGTGGTACACGGCAGGAGGTCACTATTGGACGACCGAACTCAAATCGGAACACGACCTCATCGCCGAATGGGTCCACGAACCAGCGGTTGCGGTTGCGGCTAGCAACGACAACGCGGCGCCGGCCAAGTTCAAGGTTGGTGATCGTGTTCTCGTCACGCATACGGACTACCCGCAGATCCCGGTAGGCACTATCACGCACATCGTCGAGATTGATGACGACGGCCACGCTGACTTGTGGTGCAAGGGCTTCGATGAAGGGCTGCGCTTCTTTTCCAGTGAGTTCACAGTCGCCCAGCCGGCACCTACCGCCATCGTCGCCATCATCGAGAACGGCCAGCCGAAGCCAGCCACGCGGCCCTACGTCCACGCCACAGAAGCGGCAGCTGGCAAAGAAGCTGCTCGCCTCGCTGGCATCCACAAGGGCCAGGAATTCGGCGTGTACGTGCTCTCCGGCTCTACCAAGGTCGACAAGCCAGCTTATGAGCACGAATGGCAACGGCTTGCCATGGACGGCAGGAAAATCGATGCAATCCGCCTGTTGCGGCAAGCAACTGGGCTGCATCTGGCGACGGCAAAAACCGCGGTCGAAGACTGGGTAATGCGCGCCGCCTAACCAACGCCACCAACCACCACACCAGCAAGCCGTGCGGCGACCAACCGCACGGCGAGAGGAGACTTATGTCTAATATCTTCGACAAACTCGCCGCTGACTACCACGCCAACGACTTCAAGCTTGGTATGCCGTCTACCGACGAAGGCCACTTCGTCCGCCGACTGACCGTGATGGAACGCATTGCCGGCGGGAAGGGCTTTCGCACGCCAGCCAAAGAGCCGGCAACGCGCGGCACAACCGGCAAGACGCGCGGGCAGCTGGAGCGCGAGGCTCGCGAACTCGCCAACGCCAAGGTTAGCGAAAGCCGACCGTACACGCACATGCACTCCGCTGCCCGACGCTGTTACTTGGAGGCGCAAGTGCTGGCCGCAGCAGAATGACCCCAACACCCGATCTACCGAAGTATCTCGTCGATGCAGCGGCCCGTTTCGATGCGGCCAGCGAAGGGACGGAAGAGTACCGCGACGCCTTCACGGCGCTGGAACAAGCGATGCGCCAAGGCTCACGTCGACATCTACACCATCATCGACACCACCACAGAAATGAAGGAGGCAGCATGAACTGGAAAGACCCACCACTCACCAGAACGCCGCTGGACTACACGCCTATCGACGCCACCGTGCAGCCGATCACACCGACGCGCTTCAAGGCACCCGTTTTTAAGCGTGCCGCAATCGCCGGCCTGTCAGCGGCAGTGGGCGTCGGCGTCATCGTCTACCTGCCGTCGGTGGCGATGGCCGCACTAGCCATCGCCGTTGTTGTCGGAGCAGTCCGCTACGGCGGCAAGCTGGCGGATCGCCTCAATGACTACCGGCAGTAAACGGCCGGCCGACACCGGCATGTGGCCGCCCAACCCGCATAGCTGGTGGCCGGCAATCATCGCGGCGGCTTTGGTTTCCGCCGTTCTCTATTTTCACTAGGAGGAACTATGGCAATTTCGCTTGGAAGTTTGAAATCAACGAAAAAGCAGGCGCAGGAAAGACCCCCGCTGCTCGTTATCTATGGCGTTGACGGTGTCGGCAAGACTTCCCTTGCCGCCGAATTCCCGTCTCCGCTGTATCTGCCAACCGCTGGCGAGCGAGCGCCGGCCGATATCGACCTGGCAACTCCCGGCACGATCGCATCCATGGATGATCTTTGGGGCGTGGTTGGCGAACTGCTGACGACTGAGCACGACTTCAAGACGCTCATCGTCGATTCACTTGACGGCATCGAGCCGCTCATCTGGGCTCGCACTTGCGCCCGCATCGGAGCGGTCTCCATCGACGACAATAGCCAAGGCTCCCCGGCCGGATTCGGTCGCGGCTTCCGCGAGGCTGATGTCGAGTGGGGAGAATACCTCGATGCGCTGAGCGACCTTGCCGACGTTGGCATTACGGTCGTCCAGCTTGCGCACCCCGGCATCGTGCAGTTCAACTCGCCGATTTCTGACCCATATTCGCGGTACGAAATCAAATTGAATAAACGAGCCGCAGCTTTGGTGCGCGAAAAGGCGGACGTTGTCGCCTTCGTCAACTATCGCGTTTCTCTGGTCAAGGCAGACGTCGGCAACAAGAAGACAGTCACTCACGCCGAGGGCGGCAATGAGCGAAACATCCATCTGAGCGAGAAAGCGGGCTTCGTCGCCAAAAACCGGTTCAGCATGCCGGACAGCATCAAGTACAAGAAGGGCGAGGGCTACCAAGAGCTGGCCAAGTTCTTTCCGTCGGCAGCAAATGACAACGCCTCTGCCAACCAAGCAGAAGCAGCCTAACCAACCACCACAGAGAAGGAGACTAACGAATGGCACAGCTAGGCCAGAGATTTAATGCGCAAGAACACGACACCGAGCAGCGCGACTACGAAGAGCTGCCGAACGGCATCTATCGCTTGGAAATAGAAGCCTCAGACGTAGGGCCGACGAAGGCGGGTAACGGTACCATCCTCAAGACAACGATGGTTGTGATCGAGCCGGAGCAGTACAAGGGGCGGAAGCTTTTCACGACATACAATCTGGAAAACGCCAATCCGACTGCGCAAGAAATCGGACAAAAGCAGTTTGCCTCTTTGTGCCGCGCGATCGGCCTCAGCGAGGTGAGCGACTCCGAAGAGCTTCATTTCCACGGCTTCACGGCCAAGGTGGGGCTCGGCAAGGCGCAGAACGGTTACGCAGCCCGTGCTGAAATCAAGCGCTATCACTACGAAGACGAAGGCGACATTCCGGAGCCTGCGATCGATGCTAACCAGCCGGCCAAGGCTCCAGCCGCAGCTAACGACAACCGTCCGGCATCCCGCGCACCTGCTCAGTCCCAGGCCGCCGCTGCAAAGCCCACGGGCAGCCGCCCGTGGGGCAAGAAGTAACAGCCAACTAGGCGGGTCGTCACCAGCGGCCCGCCATTCACCACACAGAGGAGACCACCAGCGTGAAGCTAACAATAGCCCGCCAAGACCTCGCGCGCGTGCTGACCAACGTCGGCCGTGTCGTCGAGGCAAGAACGACTATTCCAATTCTGTCGAGCTTTCTGCTCACGGCTACGGACGGTAAGCTGACTGTCACCGGCACCGACCTTGACATTGAAGCTGTCGATTCCGCTCCTGCCGATGTCGAGCAGTCGGGAAACCTTTGCGTTGACGCTAAGCTGCTGTCCGACATCGCAAAGAAGACTGGCGGAGACGTAACTCTGTCCGAGGACGGCGGACAGCTACTCGTCACGTCGGGCCGGAGCCGCTTCAAGCTGAGCACGCTTCCTGCTGCCGACTTCCCTGACATGAAGTCGGGCCAGTATACAGCCACATTCGACATCGATATCGCCGCGATGTTTGCGCCGGTGGCGTTTGCCATGTCCAGCGAGGAAGTGCGCTACTATCTAAACGGCATCTTCATCCATCCGCTGGCCGGGAATATCGTTGCTGTTGCCACGGATGGACACCGCCTATCTCGGCATGTTGGCCCCTTGGTTCCAGACTTCCCGGCCGTTATCGTCCCGCGCAAGACCGTCAGTATCGTCCCCAAAGGCACGGTTTCCTTGTCGGTATCCGACGCTAAGATCCGCATTGTGGCGGGCGATTTTGTCCTGACGAGCAAGCTGGTCGATGGGACGTTCCCCGATTATCAGCGCGTCATCCCGCAGGCCAACGACAAACTCGTGACGGTCGATCGTGATGCATTCATGAAGGCTGCCGACCGTGTGTCTACCGTCTCTTCCGAAAGGGGCAAGGCGGTTCGCCTGTCGATTGCGCCAGGTGGCATCGCGCTGTCCGTCAACAACGCGGATACATCGGCCAGCGATGAAGTCGAGGCCGAATACGATGCCGAGCCGATCGATATCGGCTTCAACAGCAAATACGTCAGCGAAGTCTTCGGCGTGTTTCCCTCTGGCCCTGTTGTTGTGGCGCTGTCTGAGCCTGGCTCGCCTGGCGTGCTCACATCCAACGGTTTCCGCGAGCTGACGCTCGTGCTCATGCCGATGAGGATCTAGGCGAGATGGCGAGACGCGTCCGAAGTAGCATTTCCGTCAGCGTTGATGTCGACATGGATGAGATTGTCGAGGCGCTGACGGATGAAGAGATTTTGGATATGGCCGAGAAAATCGGCCATTCCGGAACCCCGCGCGATGTCGTCAAGCGGGCAATTGTACTCATTCGCACCGGCAGGATCGAAGATGGCATAGCCGAACTTGAGCGTGAGTTCTTCCCGACATGGAAGAACAAGGCCGCCTGCGAGGAGGCGTATAAATTCGCGATGGCATTCAAGGTGGCGTCATAATGGCGCCAATCCCTAAGCCGCAGGCCAGCACCGTTGCGGCCATCTACAAGGCATACGAGGACCGCAACGAACAGCGAGACGGGAAGACGATTCCCGCCTCGCAACTTGCCGAAGAATGCAGCCGGAAGCTCTGGTACGACTTCCGCTGGACTACGCCGCACGAGCACATTCCCGGCCGCACGTTGCGCATCTTCGAAACGGGAAATGTCGAGGAAGACCGCTGGATAGAAAACCTCCGCATGATTGGCTGCGAAGTTGTCGACCGAGACGAAAACGGCCGGCAGATCCGCGTTGAGCTAGCCGGCGGGCACGTCGGTGGCTATCTCGATTCGGAGATCCTTGGCCTGCCGGAAGCGCCAAAGACCTGGCATGTCGGCGAAATAAAGTCGCACAACCTGAAGAGCTTTACGGCGCTCAAGAAGGACGGCGTGCGCAAGGCGAAGGAACTGCACTTCGGGCAGATGCAGATCTACATGCACGCTCGCGGGCGTGACAGGGCGATCTATTTGGCTGTCTGCAAAGATAATGACGAGCTCTACGCGGAGCGCGTTCACTATGATCTGGAATACTGCGCGCGTTTGCTGGCGAAGGCTGAGCGAATCGTTGCCGCCAATGAGCCGCCGCCTAAGCTGCATGAGGATCCGACCGCCAAGATGGCGTTTGCCTGCGGGTGGTGCAAACACCGCGGCATCTGCCACGAAGATGCGTGGCCCAGAACCAACTGCAGGACGTGCCTGTATTCGTCACCGGAGCAAGGCGGATCGTGGTCTTGCAGCCGATTCAGTAAGCCTCTGGGCCTCGAGGAGCAGCGCGCCGGCTGCCCCGCTCATCTGTTTTTGCCGAGCCTGATTCCCGGTGAGCAAACGGACGTGGACGAGGACGCCGAGACCGTGACTTACCGGCTGAAATCAGGCCGCATTTACGTAGACGGCGCAACCAACGCCTAACACCACAACAAGAGGAGAACACCGTGACCGACCGACCACCCGGCTTTGACGAAGCGCTTGTCGCCTACCTACCGCAGCTGCGCCGAAGAGCGCAGCGCATGGTTCACGGCATGGCCGAAGAGCTTCTACAAAACACCGTGACAATGATGCTCGAGAAGGCCCACCAGTGCCGAATGGAGACGTTCAAGACCTGGGCGCAGATCGTGATGCTGCGTCCAGCAACTACAAGCGGATGCGAAACGCGGAAATGCGCACCGGCGTCGTGGTGCCGGAATGCGCCGCGTTTTCGGTTCCGTTGGAGCCGAACCAGGAGCACCGGGTCGTACTGCTTGAGGCATTGGAGGAACTGGCAACCATGCGCCACGGCCAGATGGTGGTCGACGAGGCGATGGGTGAAGTGATCCCGGTCAGCCTAGGGCGCACCGTCTACGAGCGTCTCCGGTTCCGTAAGCAATACGCACGCAAGAAGTTGATCGAAAGGATGGCAGCATGATCGAAGCAGCAAACGATAACCGGCCGGCCTGGTACGATGCACAGCTGCTCGCGTACACGCCATTCATCGAGAAGATGGCCAACCGAGCATACCCAAATGGCAACGCCGATGAGCTTGTGCAGGAGATATACCTCCTCGCCCTAAGAAAATGGGACCGATACAACCAAAGTTACAAGTTCGGAACGTGGCTTATCCAGCTTTGCAGGAATGTCGTCAGCGAGCGCAAACACGCCGCCAGCCGGAAGAAGCGGGCGGCCGTACACGTCACGATAGACGCCACGGGCATCGAACACACCAAGCACGTTGCGATCGATCCGTCGCAACACTCCTATGCAGAACTCTCCGAGGTTCTTTCGCGCCTGTCAGGCACCCGCGACAGTGACGCGCTGATGCGTCTCGCGATGGGTGACGAGTTGCAGGACGTGGCCATCGATATGGGGATTTCCAGAGAGCGTGTGCGGCAGCTTGCGGCGCGAGAGCGTGTGCGTCTGGTGGGGATTTATGGGGAGGCGGCGTGATGCGCATCATAACCGAAACAGAATTCTATGGCCGCATTTCCAGAGTGCTTTCCGCCGATACTGACGACATCGAAATCGGTAGTGTTACCGGTCCCGGCCGATCTGGCGCCGTGGCTGCCGTGTATGCCAGTCATCTGCTTGGCATCCCGTTCATACCGTTTGGCTCCAAGTGCCCATCGCACCTTGGGCGGCTGCTTATTGTCGATACGGCCATGGATAGCGGCGCGACGCTGCGCAAGGCTAAGCGCAGGTACACCTATGCGGATCCATTGGTGATTGCTTGCTACCACGAGCCGCCGCGCGTGGTGTTTTGGTATGAGGCTGGCAAGCCGCAGCGCTTGCGGCATGAGAATGATAATCGGTTGTTGCGGGAGGTTGCCCATGCTCCAGCTTAGGGATTATCAACGCGAGGCAATCGACAGTCTCTATAAATATTGGGCCGAAGGCGGCGGCAACGGTCTTATCGTGCTTCCGACCGGCGCCGGCAAAGCTCTGGTTATTGCCAAGATTATTGAAGAGCTGCTGGCCGACTACCCAGATATGCGTATCCTCAACATTACGCATAGCAAAACTCTGGTTTCTCAAAACTTCAAAGAATTCATTGGCTTGTTTCCGTTTGCTCCTGCAGGAATTTACTCTGCCGGTCTAGGGCGGCGCGATGCTCATGCGCAAGTGCTGTTCTGTGGCATTCAATCCGTTTGGAACAAAGTCGAAGAACTTGGCCCGATCGACCTTATTCTGGTCGATGAGGCGCACGCGATCAGCCGAAACTCCGACACGCTTTACGGCAAGTTCTTCAAAAAGGTACGCGAGATAAACCCAGAAAGCCGTACTGCGGGCACAACCGCAACGGATTATCGAACTGATTCAGGCCGTCTAACCGATGACATCGATGATGGTAGCGATATGGACGAAGCCACGCGGGCAGCGCTCGCCGAGGCTGGTGTCGCTAAGCCTGCCAAGTTCAAGCTGTTCGATGATGTCGTCTATGAGGCCTTCCTGCCTGACCTGATCGAACAAGGATACTTGTCGCCGATCTCGACCAAGAACGTCAGTTCAGTCATCGACCTCAAAGGCATGCACACACGTGGCGGCGAGTTTGTGCCAGGCGAAGTGTCGAATGCTGCCGACAAGATTATTGTCGATGGCGTTGCTGAAGACATCGCGAAAGGCGGCAATCGACGGGCCGCCATGTTCTTTTGTGTCAGCCAGGAGAACGCGGAGAAGGTATGCCGAGAAGTCCGCAGGAACGGCAAGACGTGCGAACTCCTGACCAGCAAGAACCCAGGCGAACATGCGAAGATCATCGCCGATTTCTGGGCTGGCCGCGTCTGGGCTTTGGTCAGTGTCAATATGTTGACAACTGGGGCTAATTTTCCTTTCGTCGACATGATTTCCATCTATCGAAGCACGAAAAGCCCCGGCCTTATTGTTCAGATTATCGGCCGCGTTACACGCTTGTTTGCTGGTAAGACGGACGGGTTGGTGCTCGACCATGGGAACAATTTATCGAGATTCGGACCAATCGATCTTATCCGACCGAAGGCTCCCGGCTCTGGTGATGGCACGCCTCCTCAGAAGATTTGCCCGACCGACAAGGCAGACATCAATGGCAAGTTTGGCTGCGATGAAATCCTGCTAATCTCGGTCATGACATGCACCAAATGTGGCTACATCTTCCCGCCAAACGAGGAAGAGAAACTTACGGCGCGCGCCGCGGACGCTCCCGTCATCTCGACAGAAAAGCCTTGGTATCCAGTGAATAGCAGGACGTTTCGGCATCATCCTGGGAAGGAAGGGAAGCCTGATTCTGTCAAGTGCACGTATCTTGTCGGGCTTAAGTCGGTGAACGAGTGGCTTTGCTGCGCTCATACCGGATTTGCAAAGACGAAGGCGGATCGATGGTGGCTGGCGCACGGCGGCGCTCGGCCATTTCCGAAAAGTGTCATCGAATTTTTAGAGCGCCAGCATGAGGTTTTGTCGACGGCAGAAATCCAGTTGGATTATGCCAAGAACCCGAAATATCCCGATGTCATGGCGCACCGCGTCGGTCCTGCCAACGACAACGTGCCGGTTGCGGCCAATGATAACGGCGGGCGGTGGAGCGACATTGACGACGACATACCTTTTTGACGTTGACAAATTTGTAAGTTTACATAAAGGTGACACTACCAAACCACCACAAGAGGAGACTATGATGACCCAACTGAATTCTGTCGTTCAATCCAGCCTTGCCGGTATCATCGGCATCAATGAAAACATCGCTCGTCTGCAGGAAGAAGCTAAGACGGCCCGCAAAGCGGCCATCGAGCCATTCCTTGCTGCGCTTGCCGCATCTGGCGAAGTATCCCTCATCGTCGTACGCGGATCGACACCCGGCTTCAATGACGGCGAGCCGTGCGAACACTCCGCCGATATGTTCGTCAACATCAAATCGGCGAAGGAAGAAGAGCTTGACGAAGGCGATCTCGGCTTTGAACTTCCCGAAGAACTGGCCGAAGGTATCAAGCAGGAGCAGACGTGGAACCGCGAGACCCGCAGCCATGTCGTCGATGCGACCGCCCTCGCTGACAACATCGCCCTTTGCCGTGAGCACGGCCACGTTTACGCCGAACCGTCCGCAGACATCATGAAGGCTCTAACGGCTGTCATTTTCGACACGGCCGAAGAAGAGAACGACACTAACTACTTCGTCACCTACGTCCTGAAGGACGGCAAGTTCGAGGTTAATACCGGCGAATACGACTGCGGCTACTGATCACCACATGAAGACGGTGACCTTCAACAGTAGGAAGCCTTTCACAACCAATCTCGGGTTCATCCCCGAGGTTGGTGACTGGCCTGCCGACGACTGGAAATATGCCGACGTCGAATTCGTCTACCAGCGCACGAGCGATCTTGTGCGCAAGGTTATTGAAGCTACGCCGCTTACCGGGCGTTTCAAGCGGGTGTTGATTGACGTGAAGGTGCAGGATCTAACGCCTGATATCTTCTCATGCATTCCAGGCTGGCATTTGGATGGCGCGTTCCCGAAAGATGGATTCGAGCCAGACCATCATCACCTGTTCGTCATGAACGGGCCTCTGACCGAGTTTATCGCCGAGCCTGTAGTGTGCGACGTCGGCGAGGTGGTCGATATGCCAGCCATCCTGCGACAGATCCCGATCGACGTTCGGATAGATACATGCGCGCCGAACGCAATCACGACCTTTACCAGTTTCGATTTTCACCGTGGCGTCAAAGCCACGGCGGCAACCAGAAGACTGCTTGTCAGGCTGACCGAGACAAATACTGTGCTGGCGCTGAACAGGCCGAAGGCACCAAGTCAAGGCGCACGTCGCGCCACATAACCACAGCGCCTACCAAGCGCGAATGCACCACAAGAGGAGATTGAGATGACGAAACTTACCGACCTGCTCGGCGCCAGAAGATTGGACGCCGTCGACTTCGACAACGAGAAAATAAAGGAAGCCTACGGAGACGGGTACGAAGACTCGTCTGTTTGTCGCTTCCGGCTCGACGGTGTCGTCTACATCGCGATCGAAGACCCGTCAGACGGCTATCGCAGCAGCATGCGCACGCTGACAATCTCCAATGACGCAAACATGGAGAACGTGTTTCCGCCCATCGACGTGATCGGCAAGCACCGAGACGCGAACGAATACGGTGACGTCGACGACGTTCTGGAGTTGGTTGACGCAGTCACAGGAAAGGTTGTTCTTGAGGTTGGAACTGACAGATCGGATGATTATTATCCAAGTTTCGTCGCCAGCTTCCATCCTGAGAACATGGCCACCAACGCTGATATTGTTGCGGCAGAGGAAGCAGCAAAAGAATCGGCGAACGGCTGGATTGAGTGGACGGGTGGCGATTGCCCGGTCGACGAGGATGCAATAGTCCAGATCAAGGCGGGTTTTGATCCAGATGGCGAACCCGCGCCTGCGCGCTTCTGGTCATGGGACCACGACAGGCCTCTTCGCGACTGCATCATCGCCTACCGCGTGGTGACAGCATGAGCACCTTCGACCCCACAGCCATAGCCGGCCTAGGCCATAACGCCCCACCAGAACCCGCCTACCTCGCCATCTTCGAACAGATCGACGATCTTTTCGCAGAAGCAACCAATTTTGCCGACGGCGAGCCTATCTCATCGCAGCCGATCGCCGACGCCATGACCGAACTGCACGACAAACTTCATGCGCTCGGCAAGCAGGCCGACGAGTTGCGCGTCGAGGAAAAGAAACCGCTGGATGAGGCTGTGGCCGCAGTGCAGGCACGGTTCAATCCATATATCCAACCCAAAAAAGGCAAGGTCGATCTAGCCAAGTCCGCCCTTGGTGCGTTGCTCACGCCGTGGCGCGCCGCAAAAACCGCAGCAGCCCAAGTAGAAGCCACCCGCATAGCCGCCGAGGCAGAAGCCGCTACCCTTGCCGCACAGGAGGCGATACGGCAGTCGAGCGGCAACCTCGCGGCAAGGGCGGACGCGGAAGAGTTGCTTCTGGATGCTAAAAAGCTTGAGAAAACTGCCAGCCGTAGTTGGAGGGCGGCGACGGTTGGGACTGGGTTGCGTACCAGCTACCGGGCTGACCTTGTGAATATCGACGAGGCGTTGGACCATTATTGGAAGACACACAAGTCATCTTTCGAAGACATGGTGCGCGAGCTTGCGGCCGCAGATGTTCGTTTCGGTGTGCGGACGATTCCGGGGTTTAATGTGGTTGAGGTGAAAAGCGCATCATGAGCGATAAACCGACAATTCATTATCTGCGTGAGTGCTTTGATCACGACGCAGAAAACGGCATATTAATCTGGAGGCATAGGCCCAGAAGACACTTTTCAACTGAGGAATCTTGGTTGATGTCGAAAGCCAGGGACGCAGGAAAGCCAGTAAAAGGAGGCATGAACAGCGGTTACATGACTGTTCAATTGCGCGGCAAGAAGTATAAAATGCATCGCGTCATATGGGCTATGATACATGGCATTGATATGGACGACGTGCCTCCTGCGATAGACCACATAAACCTAGACAAGACGAATAATCGAGAGGCGAATCTACGTCCGGCTACATGGTCCGAAAACTGCATGAACAAGGGATTGCAAGAAAACAACACCAGCGGTTTCAAGGGCGTTCATTGGCATAAATTTAACCAGAAATGGGCAGCCAAGGTGAAGATAAAAGGGAAGCAAATTCATCTTGGCTACTTTGCAACCCCAGAGGCGGCCAGCAAGGTAAGGGAGGCTGCGGCAAACGACATACACGGAGAGTTTGCGCGCCACGCTACGTACTTAGATGATGTAGCCTAATCGTCAGATAACGCCCCACCACCCCCCCCGTAACCTTCACGCGTCATATCTAACCAATAAGACGCGCCACCACGACGACAACGAACTATCGCGCATGTGAGATGCGCGATAGTTACCGGCCACCCACGCACCCGTTCGGGAACAAAACACCAAAAAGCGCCTCACCAGCGTCAAATGTTCCCGATCGGTGTCAACCAGCCCAAGACGGCCACCACCACACGTCACCATGAGGAGATATAGAATGAGAGTAGAGCGCATCGGCGATGCGACGCTGTATAATGCGGATTGCCTCGAGGTTATGGCTTCGTTGGAGGCTGTCGATCACGTCATAAGCGACCCGCCTTATGAAGAAAGTTTGCATGCGTCGAAGAATAGTCTGCGCGGACGGGTCCGCGCAGATAAGGGTCCAGACCTAAAAGGCTTGGATTTCTCTTCTATCGACACCATCCGCCAGTCAGTTGTAGATGCTGCCCACCGCGTCTGCACCGGCTGGTTTATCGCGTTCTGCACCATTGAAGGCGTCGCATATTGGGCAGAAGCAATCAATGCCTCACCAATGAAGTACAAGCGCGGCTGCCTGTGGGTTAAGCCTGACGCGACACCGCAGTTAAACGGGCAGGGACCGGGGCAGGGCGCGGAGTGCTTCGTCACCGCATGGAATGGCACCGGCCACGCCAAATGGAACGCAGGCGGCAAGCGTGGCGTCTATACCCACCTCACCAACCAGCGCGACCGCGATGGCCGTCACCCCACAGAAAAGCCCATCCCGCTGATGCGAGAGCTTCTGCAGGACTTTACCAACCCCGGCCAGACAATCCTAGATCCTTTCATGGGCAGTGGCACGACTGGCGTTGCGTGTGCCAAGATGGGCCGGAAGTTTATCGGCATTGAGCTGGATCCGAAGTATTTCGACGTGGCTTGCGACCGCATAGCGAAAGCTTATGCGCAGGGTGACATGTTTGTTGACCGGCCGAAGAAGGTGAAGCCGGTTAGCATGTTCGACGCGTCACCAGTCGGTGACAACGACAACACCCCCACCCAAGCCACCCCCTCCGCGGTGGCAGCATGACCAAACTCCCAACCGGCCGCCCGATACTGCCGTTCACACCGACGGTTGACGAAAACCACAACCCCACCGTCTGTAAAGTTTGCGGGATGTACGCGATAGGACTCGGCCGCAGCACGCCGGGCTCAAAGGATCCAGGATTTCTCTGCAAGCCATGTATCGTCGCAACAGGAGACCTCACGAAGTTGGACAGAATTAGCTTGTACGAAGTGAAGGCGCTCGAGAAGGGCGTCGAGGCCGTCGGCGAGTGGATCGCCGCCAATGGTGGCGTGACCGAGCTAGCACACTATGACGAGCTCATGCAGTTAATGCTGGTGCGCGCAGCATGGGAAGGCTGTGCTCAGGGTGTGCGGGAGGCTTTGCGCGAGGCGCCGTTTTGAGCGCCTACTACAACGAGATCAACCCATTCGCTGCAGCTTGGCTGCGAGAACTAATCAAGGAGGGCCACATAGCCCCTGGAGAGGTGGATGAACGCTCAATTATCGATATTCGACCTGAAGACCTCAGAGGATTCAACCAATGCCACTTCTTCGCCGGGATCGGCGTTTGGAGCTACGCACTCCGCCGAACCGGATGGGCGGACGACGCGGCCATATGGACAGGATCATGCCCTTGCCAGCCTTTCAGCGCGGCAGGCAAAGGAGCAGGGTTTGATGACGAGCGGCACCTCTGGCCGCACTTCCACTATCTCATCGAGCAGTGCCAGCCTGCAGTCGTCCTTGGCGAACAGGTTGCGAGCAAAGACGGCCTTGCTTGGCTCGACCTTGTACAAGCTGACATGGAAGCTACGGGATACGCCTTCGGGGCGGTTGATACCTGCGCTGCGGGCTTCGGTGCGCCCCACATCCGGCAACGGCTTTATTGGATTGGAGAACGAGGCGTCGGCCAGGCCGACGCCTGCTGCTCGCGACTTCAGGAGCAATTCGGCGTCGAAGGAGCACTACAGGAAGCGGGCAGCGCATCCGCGAGGCAAGCCGCTGAGCGAGTTTGCGCACCAGATGTTGTCGGGTTGGCCGACCTGCACGGTGACAAATCATGGCAAAGGCGAAACTCCAGAGAGGCGACAGGAGAAGGGATTCGGTCTCAACCTAGCGGACGCGGCGTCAGTTTCGGGCTGGCCGACAACGAGTTGCAACAACGATCGATCCGCGCGTCCGGTAGTGATGTACCGGGAGGACGGAAGCAAGAACCAGCAGCGACTTCAGGATTTCGCAGCAATAGCGGGCCCAGCCCGACTAACGGCCTCTGGGGAGATCCTGACTGGCTCTTCTGCCGGGATGAAAAGTGGAGGCCAGTTGAACCCGGCACATTCCCGCTGGCTCATGGGGCTCCCGCCAGAGTGGGACGATTGCGCGGTTATGGCAATGCAATCAATGCCGAACAGGCGATCGGCTTCATCGAAGCGTACATCGATGCCCGCCGCCAACGACAATTCACCGCTCGGTGACACCAAGGAAGCAGCATGAGCTACGATATCAAAGCAATCCCGACCATCTACGCTGGTGTGCAGTTCCGGTCGCGCCTTGAAGCGAAGTGGGCTGCTTTTTTCGATTTGTGCGGGTGGGGATGGGATTACGAACCATTCGACTTAGATGGGTGGGCGCCAGATTTCATGTTGAAAGGAAAGATCAAGACTCTGGTAGAGGTTAAGCCGATTAATTTTGCTCAAACAGAAACAGGCGCCATGACCCAGGCCAAGGCGCAAGCGGCGAAGGCATTCAAGACTGCCTCAGCAGTCTGTGAGAATAAGCCGTCAGGGCCACTCTCTCCGCCGCCGCAGTACGAGATTATCGTCATCGGCAACGGACCATTTGAGAACGAAGGTTCGTGGTCACTCGGCGTCATGGCTTTGGAGAAAATGATGGGCCATCACGATGTCGCAGATCTATTTTTCGGTCGTCTCAACCGCCTAGATTATGCAGCAAGATGCGGCAGCTACCAATACCGTATCGGAGGCGAGCACGACGGAGATCACCACCTGTCACGCATCAGTGACACGACACCACAGGACGTGTGGCGCGAAGCCTGCAACATTGTCCAGTGGAAGCCACCGGTGGATGGTGATGCCGTGCGCATTGATAGGCCGAGAATGGGTAGAGCCAGTGAAAGGTACAATTACCACGGCCCGTATCCTACCGACGAGCAAATGAAAGACTTGGCACGTAAGCTTATAGAGAACGGTGCCAACCGGAGGAGTGCAGCATGAATAGCCCCTACGCACAGGTTGCCCAACGCCTTGTTGATATGGGCTATTCTGCAATTCCTGTTCTCCCCGGATCGAAGCGTCCAGGACAATACGTCAGCAAGGTATGGTATGGAGAAAACGACTGGCAAAGGTTCGGCGATCGGCTACCGACGAAATACGAGGTTCCGATTTGGGCAAAATGGCCAGATTCTGGCGTGTGCATTGTCCTCGACGACACCATCAAAGTCGTTGACATCGACTCTGATGACCAAGCATTGATCGACGCTGTTATGGCGGCGCTCCCGGCGTCCAGCGTGCGCAAGCGGGGAGCAAAGGGCTTTTCAGTTTTCTATCGAGGATCGCCCGATATCGTATCGAGGCCATTCAACATCAAACCAAGCAGCCACGCAAAAGCTGTTCGGGCTGTTGATCTTCTTGCCAAGGGCAGGCAGACTGTGCTGCCGCCCACGATCCACCCAGAAACAGAGCAGCCATATGTATGGATAGACGATGATTCCCTAGCCGATCTTGAGCCCCGCGACCTTCCTGAGTTGCCTAATAATGTTGCGGATCTAATAGCGGCGGCGCTTGAGCCGTTTGGCTTCACCGAGGAGGAGGTAAAGCGAGACTTCATTGGCGTCGAGGCCGGAGATAGTGTGTGGCGCGAGATCAAGGATCTTGCGCTTGCCAATCTCGACATGTGGGTTCCGGACCTCGGCATTCCACTTGCCAAGCGATCGCCAGGCGGAACATACAGAGGCGCGGCCGTCTGGCGAGGTGGTGACGGATTCAACGTGTCGTTCCATCAGGACGGCATCAGGGACATGGCGCAGGACATGGGCCTAACTCCTATCGATGTCGTCATGAAGGCCCGCGGCATGTCCGACATGGATGCTTTAGCGTGGCTGAAGAACAAGCTTGATTACGTAGATCCGTGGCTTCCTGATATCGACTTCGCCAGCGTGATCCGCAATGGATATGCGAAGCAAGGGCAGGTATTAGTCGATGAGGCTGAACTGGTCGATCCGACACCTGTAGAAGAAGTCGACACAGGCGATACTGAAGACTACGAGGAACTGCCAGTCGTCGTGCCCGGAGACGGGCTGCCGCCGCATCTGTGCGAAGTCCCAGGCCTGGTCGGAGATATCGTGAATTGGATCAACAGAACGGCACGCAATCCGTCTCCGACACTAAATCTTGGGGCAGCTCTATCTTATGTCGGCGCGCTTGCTGGGCGGAGATATGAAGGACCGACGAAACTTAGATCCAACGTTTATGTGGTGGGATTGGCGGCATCCGGCTTCGGCAAGGAGCACCCGCGAGCGGCGATTAAATCGCTAGCCAGCGCAAGCGGCACTCTCGCAAAATTCTTTGGCGGTAACAAAATATCGTCATCTTCTGCCCTGCGAAACCGCGTCAAGCAGAACCCGTCGCTTGTCTACATGATCGACGAGTTCGGCGGATTTATGCGTAAGGTTACATCGCCAAAGTCTGGCAACCATGAGAAGGAAATCGCGGAAGACTTGCTCGAGATGACCGGAACGGCAGCGTCTATCTTCATGGGCGCAGACTACGCGCAGAATCTTGCCGAGCCGATCCACAACCCGAATGTCTGCATCTATGGCACATCGACACCGGACGCATTCTGGAAGGCGCTGGCCAGCGGCAGCGTTGCAGACGGCTTTCTTCCACGCTTCATCATGTTAGACGCGGGCACACAGCGGCCACCCCCTCGCGATCCGCCATGCAACGTGGATAATCCGCCAGCGCAATTGGTAGAGGCAATCCAGGACTTTGTGGTCCATAAGTTCGGTGTAAAACTTAATGGCATGACGTCGAACGGAACAACCAGTTGCAAGACAATAAAGGCAACATGGGGAGATGGAGCTAAGCGTGTTTTTGACATGCTTGTAGACCGAATGTTCAAGACAATGGATGTTGGATCGAAGGATCTTGAGCCGATATATGCGCGTGTTGCGGAGAACAGCATGCGCCTTGCATTGATTGTTGCAGCCGGCGCGGATCCGGAGAGGCCGGTAATCACCGAAGGCATAATGCAATGGGCTGCAGAGGTGGCCATGAGGTCATCTACTATGCTCATAGAGCAGGCCGAGGAGCGTATGGCGGACAACGATCGCCAGGCTGAATACAAGCGTGTCAGATCCATCATAAATCGCGCTGGTGGCGTCGGCACGGTTGCAAACCAGGTGGCGCGTTCGCTCAACGGCGTTATGGATCGACGTCGCATGCACGACATCATCGAGCAGCTAGTGGAAGCCGGGAACGTCGTTGAGGGCATCGTGAAGACAGCCAACGGTCGGCAGGTAAAGCGACTATGGAGCGACCGAAATGCACCTAGAATATTAGAAGATGCTTAATGAATTGGGGGCGGAAAAGGGCGGAAGCTTCCGCCCCCAATTCGGCAAAAAACGCTAATTGGGGGCGGAAAAGGCGGAAATGTTTCCGCCCCCAATTATTACTAAATTATATAATAATATCATATATATAGTGAATTGGGGGAGGAAAAGGAGGAAGATATCTTTCTAAGTGGATTTATGTAATAGTGTAACGTATTTTTGGGGTATATCACGCGAGTCCGCCTCCGCCCCCAATTCACCAACCAACCAACCACCCACCACACAGGAGACCACCATGGCCCGTACCACCACCGCCAAGCGCCGGACAGTTCAGACTACGCGCCTCAATGGCGCTAAGGTTCGCTTGATCACTAGCACCGACGGCAAGATCACCGTGAAGGCTGCACCGGTCGAGGAATGGCTGTTGCAGGCGGCGGCCGTTCGCGCCTTGAAGGCCATGCCGGAATATGCGGCTACCGCCGATAAGGTTGCAGCGAACACTGCACGCGGCCTGCCAAGCTTCACCATCGCCGGAGACATGAACGGAGACTACCGCAGCAAGCGTGCCGCCGTGAAGGCCCAGGCGACAGGCATTGCGGCCGGCGATCCAGATCTGCGCGTCTACCTCCCCAACGGCGTGCTGCGCCTCATTGAGTACAAGAACGCGGAAGGCTCGCTAACGGCCAGCCAGAAAATCCGGCATCCGCTGCTCGCCGCTCTCGGGCATCCGGTCGTCACGCTGAAGGTTGCGACCGAGGAAGAGGCTGCCGAGCGGACGGTGGAGTTGGTTCGCTCGTGGTTGCCTTGACAAATTTGTAAAACGCACCTAGATTCAGTCCACCACACAGCCACACAGAGGAGGCCGAACATGAAAGCAGTTATTATCGCCGCGGCATTGGCCGCCACCATCTCATCCGCAAACGCCCAAGCCGTCGTCTCGTCGGACTGCCGCCTGTCTCGCTTCATTGAGGCGTATGCATGGCAGGCTCTTGACGACGCAGAGCGCTCACATGTCTCCGCCGACCTTCAGAATGGGCTGCGGGTTTACGTGCGCACGGTGCAGCAGGCAACCAAGAAGGCTTGCGGCACGGCTGTTTGAATTTTACCTAGTTTCGTGACAAGGGCCGCCTCGTGCGGCCATTGTCGTTATTGACAAATTTGTAAGTTTACATCATCTTGTGTTCACCAAACCAAATCACCACCACACCTTGAGGGGATCATGCCGGAACCGTCATCGCTGTCGAAGCAAGTGCCTAAAGTATTCTCTGGTTCCGTGTGGGATGAGAAGGGCTACGACTGGATAATCAATCGTAGGGCCGAAGCAAGAAGAACGATCAGGATTGTTGGCGCTGGGAATATAGATGGTGTTGGCCTTGGCGGATCCGTCCGGCATCCATTCGGCGAGACACCCCTTAATAGATTGGCGAAAGAACTTCGCCCGGTAATAGGCGGAGCGTTTGTTTACGTCATTTCCGATTTCACCGGAACAGAAGTGAAGATCGGAAAAGCAACTAGCCCGCAGCTTAGGCTGGCTACTCTTCAGACCGGCAATCCTAACAAGCTATTCATCCACAGGGCGTTCTTCTTTTTCGAGATTAGCACCACGGAAAGCGTTGAGTCGGCATCTCATATAGGCGCCAGTCGCGCATTCAAGAGGCTGCAAGGCGAATGGTTTCGGTGTAGCCCGTATGAAGCCTATAAAGTCATTGAGGCTGCCGCAGTTGATAACGCAGACGGATACGTCGCCTTTACGCCAATCATCAAGGAGCGAACAGAATGAGGACGCCAGAGCAGCACCGCGCTGATGTAGAAGCTTGGCGCAATACGGCGCCAAAGCACGATAGCCAGATATTTCCACGCATATGGTCGACGGAGACACCGAGGCACGATGGAATTTCTGGGACGCTCGCCAGCGGCCTGCTTGCCTGGATGAACAGGCCAGTTGGCATCAAGGAAACAACAGACCAGCCGTTGCTGAATGGTGATGTGTCAGACCCTGCGCCAATCGGCTCGAATTGGCGGATTGAACCAGCGAACGACAACAACCCACCCATGGAGGGATTCGCGCAGGAGACGCGCGTCGAGATCATGCCCTCTATGGAGGCGATCGAGCGCTCCATGGTCGATGTGCAATTCGTCTACCATTACGACCCGCAAATCCTGAAGGACGGGAAGTTCAAGAAGAAGCGCAAAGGACGCGAGCAGCACGCCTGGCCGGTATCTGGAGACTTTGAGATTGCGAACGGTGGCATTGTCCGTATTGGCAGACTGCAGTTTAGCGACGGTTCGCAGACGGAACGTTGCCACATGTCCGGAATTGACGGCAAGGTGATTGAGGGGAATGTCACGCTGCCGCGAGGTGCGATGCTGAACACCAAGGATAAGTCAACGCGACCAACAGGCCCGACAGTACAGCACGTAGGAACAAACGGTTTCTTTGCAAAAGCGCTGATGGGCGAGGATGCCAGTTTCCAGTATTTGCCGTGCCGACGAAAGAAGAAGCGTGGCGAACCGATCACAAAGGAAGAGGCTAAGGCAGAGCTTGCAAAAGCAATAGCCAATACGCCCAACATGCCTGACGTGAAAAGGCTACCCGATGGGCTGCCTCGAGGCACACAAATACTAGCCGACCTGTTTCTTGGGATGCGTAAGACCACCTGTGCCGGCGGAGGCTCTATGGCCTGGCAGGATATGCACTCAAAGATGATTGAGCGCGAGGGCTGGATGGAAGCCATGGCATCGATGACACGCAAAGATATCGATGTTCTGGAGGCCGCAACCACTGCGGAGAATATGGCGGACATCGGCGCATCGGCTGGTTTCTCTGGGGAATATTCGCGCAAGGCAGGCAAGCGCGTGTTGATTGCAGCAAACGATAATATGGCGTCTTCACTCAAGAGAACGGCCTAATGTCCGTTTCCTACATCTCACCACTAGTACAGTGAAGGGTTGTGCACAGGCGCATCCCACACTGTTCCGTACGCTATGCGACGGACGCTCGCACATGCTGCAGTTGGGTGCAGCCTCTGAGGTGGGCGTAACTATCCGCGAGGCAGGAAATTGTAACTCCTGTCGTCGCCGAGGATGGGCCAACAACGGCAGTGCTCTACAGAGCAACGGTTGCCATCTTCGCTCCCATTACCGCAGCGCGCCTCCTCCGCGACGCGGTGATCGTGCGGCAGGTTGAGTATCTAACGGTGCTCCCTGCCGCTTTTGCTTTCATATGCCGCCATGGCGCAAAGCTCCAGTTCTTATGTGTGATGTCCGCTTGATGAGAAACGATAGCCGCTCTCATGAGGCGCTTGAATACAGGCGCCTCTATAAGACATCACAGTGGCGCGCCATCAGGCGCTACCAGTTGAGCATGCAGCCATTATGCGAATGGTGTTTGGAGCTAGACGAAGTCACTGAGGCGACAGAGGTTCACCATGCTGATGGTGGTCACAAAGGCAACATCGACAGGTTCTTTACCGGACCATTCCTATCAACCTGCAAGCCATGTCACGCTTCGAGAGGTCAACGTGAAGACCTTGGACAGAAGACGATCCACTTCGGCCCCGATGGGTGGCCCCTATAGGGAGGGGGTGACTCCCGAACGATCGATATCGCCCGGTAGGGACCGGCGTGGGAGCACAACGCGTGACGCCGCAGGTTTTCAAATGTGGTTCCAATAAGGTGAATTAGAATATGGGCGCACGAGGACCGCGCCCCGAAACGCCGGAAATGCAGGCGCTGAAGGGCAATCCCGGCAAGCGTAAGAAGCGGCCGGAATCATTACGACCCGTCGGTGACGTGTATATCCCCAACTACCTTGAGGGAGATGCTCGCGAATGCTTTGAGATGATTGTCTCGGCTATGCCGCCGGAAACTTACGCGTCAACCGATGCCGGCGGTATCGCGATCTATGCGGTTGCGTGGGCAGATCATCGCAGGGCGACCGAGGCTCTGAAAGCGGAGCCTCCACTAGTCGCTGGTTCTAAGGGTGGACTGGTAAAAAACCCGTGGTTCGCAATTCGCAGCGACGCGGCACGACTCATGATGGCGATGGGCGATAGGCTTGGCCTGGATCCGAAGGCGCGAGCCGGGCTGGCTCCGCGCAAGGATAAACCAAAATCCAAGTTTGCTGGATTGATTGGATCAAATGGTGGAAAATGAAGCCTGCACAGCGCCCGGAATGGGCCACCCGTGGCGAAGGCGTCACGGAAGATGGCCTGGCTCGCGCGCAGGCTGTAATTAACTTCATCGAACTTCTTAGGGTTCCCAGTGGCGAAGGCCAAGGTGAGCCGATAAAGCTGCGTGAATGGCAGAAGCAGTTTGTGTTTGACGTGTACGCTCCTCTGTCCGACGGTCGCCGACGCGTTCGTCGCGCCATCTTGTCTGTTGCCCGCAAAAACGGGAAAACTGCGCTAATTGCAGCTTTGGTTATCGCTCACCTGTGCGGACCAGCATCGGAGATAAACGGCGAGATTTACTCGGCCGCGACCGACAGAGAGCAGGCCGGTCAGGTCTTCAAGTTCGCCAGGCAGATGGTTGAGGCGGAGCCTGAATTCGGCCCAGATGGCGAATGTCCGCTGACGGTTGTGCCGTCGACAAAGACAATTCTTTGCAAAAGTAACGGTAGCTTCTATCGCGCGCTATCCGCTGAGGCTGGAACAAAACACGGCCTGAACCCGTCCGTCTGGATTTATGACGAGTTGGCACAGGCGCGCGACCATGAACTTTACGACGTTCTGAATACATCGCAAGGTGCGCGGAACGAGCCTCTTGGGTTCGTTATTTCCACACAGTCTCCAGATCCAGAGCACCCGTTGTCGCAGTTGATTGACGACGGTCTCCGGGCGAATTCACCGAAGATCGCGGTCCACCTCTACACGGCCGGCGAAGATGTTGATGACCTGATGGACGAGGATGCGTGGGGCGCCGCCAATCCAGCGCTAGGCGACTTCCGCAAGACCGATGACATTAGGGCGCTCGCGGAGGAAGCGGTGCGCATGCCGTCACGCGAATCATCGTTTCGGAATCTATACCTCAACCAGCGTGTCGATCAGACGTCTCCACTCGTCCCTAGATCCGAGTGGAGAGCGTGCGAGACGACTGATGAAGGACAAAAAACCTCGAAGACGGGCGTCCTGTGCAAGGGCGAACGGATTTACCTCGGGTTGGACTTGTCGGCAAAGGTCGACTTGACTTCGCTGGTTGCCGTGTCTGCAGAAGCTGGCGAGGACCGCGTCAAGGCGTGGAACTGGAAACCCAAAGACTACCTGTACGATCACTACAAGCGCGACCATTTCGATTATCCGACGATGGCGCAGTTGGGGTGGCTTGATGCGGCGCCCGGAAAAGTCATCGACTTTGGCTATGTGGCTCAGACGATCGCCAGAATCTCGCAAGACTACGAGATTGTCGGGATAGCTTACGACAGATCGCGCATCGACAATCTTCTTGTCGAGTTCGATCGGATCGGCATTGAAGCTTACAAGGATGAGAAAAACAAGCGGGACGGCGCCATTCGCATGGTCGATTGGGGTCAAGGGTTTGTCAGCATGGGTCCGGCCGTTGATGCTCTCGAGGAGAGCGTAATCCAGCGCCGGTTTAAACATGATGGAAACCCTGTGCTTGGCTTCTGTTTCGCTAACGCGATCGTAGTGCCAGACGCAGCCGGCAACAGAAAACTGGATAAGTCGGCAACAAGGTTCCGCATCGACGGAGCCGTGGCCTGTGCGATGGCCCTTGGTCTGAAGGCGCGCGACCTGTTCGAAAATCCATTGCCAGAAACATCCCCGTGGGATGACCCATCATTCAGTCTGGCGTCTCTAGGAGCGTTTTAAATGTGGCCTTTCAAGGCAAAAAACGCGTTAGAAACGCGAGCAATAGTCGAAACCCAGACGATATCGGTCGGCGATCCTAACTTTCTGTCGTTTTTCGGCATAAAGCAGGCAAACCTTCCGCATGTCACGATCGACAGCGCTCTGGATGTGCCTGCCGTTATGGCGGCCGTTGCTTTCCTGTCTCGCACCTTGGCTGCCGTACCGCGGCACGCCTATCGTGACACCAAGGAAGGCGCTAAACGGATCGGCGGGCGGCTGGAGGCTGTTGTCAACGGTGCGCCAAACGATCTGATGGGCTCGTTCAAGTTCTGGCAGTATTTCTGGCAGCAGGTTTTTACTGGCGGTCGTGGCTTGGCATATATCGAGCGCACGCCACAAGGCATCGACTCGCTTTGGCCTATGGACCCCTCGAAGACCACAATTAAGCGCGTCGGCCACCGTGTTTCATACACGTTTGAGGATAAGGAATACGACGCGACTGACGTGGTCGACATCGCCTTCATGCTACATTCGTGCGGCTTGCGCCACTACGGCCCGATCAATAAGGCATCCAAAGCCATTCAGTTGGCGCTGGCCATGAATGATTATGGCTCAAACTTCTTCGCTGGGGGTGGTGTCCCGCCACTGGCGCTCGTCGGACCATTGCCGCAAGGGGCAGATGCTCTCAAGCGAGCTCATGAAGACATCAAACGCGCAATCGAGTCCGCCAAATCGAATAGCAGCCAGATTTTCCCAATTCCGCCAGGCAACGATCTAAAGCCAGTCGGAATTGACCCCGCTAAGGGTCAAATGGTCGATGCTCGACGATTTCAGGTCGAGGAGATTGCTAGGGCGTTCCAATTGCCGCCTGTGTTTCTGCAGGACTTGACCCACGGAACGATGGCGAACACCGAACAGCAAAACTTGCTGTTGGTTCAGCATTTAATCGGGCAGTGGACAAAGGCGCTCGAGGACGAGTTGAACCTTAAGTTCTTCGGACGCAATGGCGGCTCACGCTACGTAGAGCACAACCTTGATTCGATCATGCGAGGCGATTTCGTCTCCCGCATGGATGGTATGGCGAAGGCCGTGCAGAACGCGCTGCTGACGCCTAATGAGGCAAGAGCTCTCGATAATCGACCGGCCATGCCGCACGGCGACGACTTGTTCCTACAGGGTGCGACGGCGCCGCTAGGCACTGCGACTTACGGCCAACAGAACAAGGTCGGCGCGCCAGAGCCGCCAGCCAATGACAACAAACCAGACGATGAGGCTGACGCCGGATGAGTGAACTCGAAAAGCGCCTGGCGCAACAGATTGAGCTTCGCGCCGATGACGGCGCAAAGACGCTCACCGGATATGCGGCCAAGTTCAATACCCCTACTGGCATTGCCGATTACTTCGTTGAGCAGATCGCGCCCGGCGCGTTTAGTGAGACGATCAAGGGCGATGTGCGGTGCCTCTTCAACCATCAGAACGACAACGTGCTCGGGCGAACGGCAAGTGGCACTCTTCGGCTGTGGGAGGACGACGTCGGGCTCAGATTCGAAGTCGATCTACCCGACACCACGATCGGGCGCGACGTCGCAAAACTGGTTGAGCGGCGAGATATTAGCGGCTGCTCATTCGGCTTCAGGGCACTCAAGCAGACGTGGGACGACACGACCGAGCCTCCGGGCCGGACGTTGGAGAAGGTAGAGATCAGCGAGATCTCAATCGTTACGTTCCCGGCATATCCTGACACCTCCGTCGGACTTCGGTCGCTAGAGGTGATCCGAGCAGAGGCTGAGGCCGCCAAGGAAGAAGAGCGCCGCAGGAAAGAGAACAGGGCAGCGGCCGAACGCCGATTGGCCGAGAAGCGCGCAACCACAGAACAGCGAATTCGAGGCATCCGGCCGGAGGCTTCGTAAAGACCCGGCCCGGCCGGAGGGCGGCAATCCCGCCGTTTAACCTTGTCGGCGCCGGGTGGCGCCATTTTCATTACCCGAAAGGTATACCATGTCTTTGAAAGACCTGAACGAGAAGCGCGGCTCTCTCGTAGCCCAGGCGCGCGAAGCGCTGGACGAAATCAAGAAGAACACCGACGATGCGCGCTCTGCCGAGCTCGACGCTCGTCACGACACCATCATGGCCGACTTCGACAAGGTCGAGAAGCTGATCGCGCGCGAGCAGAAGCTTGCTGACATTGAAAAGCGCTTCGAAGACCGGGCCGCTGAAGAGCGCGCCAAGAAGCGTCCTGGTTCAGCATCGGCTGACGAAGCCCGCGGCCAGGACGATGGTGCTGCGCTTGAGTACCGCTCGGTATTCTACAAGTACCTAGCATCAGGCGCGTCGCTTGACGAACTGTCTGGCGAAGAGCGCGCCGTTCTGAAGGCAGGCATTGTTCCTGACGCAGAAAAGCGCGTTCAGGTTTCCACGCAGGGCACTTCCACGACTGCAGGCGGCTACACCGTTCCAGTCGAGCTCGCCAACATCCTCGTCAAGTCCATGAAGGCTTGGGGTCCGATGTACGACGAAGACATCTGCACGACTATTTCGACAGCTACAGGCGTGACGATCAAGATCCCGACCGTCAACGACACAGCAACTGCAGTTGTTCAGCACGCAGAAGGTACGGCTCTGACTGACGACAACAGCAAGGATGCTGTGTTCGGTCAGAAGTCTCTTGAGTCCTACGGCTACGATACGCAGTGGGTTAAGTTCTCGCTCGAACTCGCACGCGACTCCATCTTCAATATGGAAAGTCTGCTTGGCCAGCTTCTTGGCGAACGTCTTGGCCGCCGCGCCAACGTCGAACTGACGACCGGCGACGGCACTGGTGATCCCAATGGTGTTGTTACCGCTTCGACGCTCGGCAAGACTGCCGCAGCCGTAGCTGCCGTTACCTACGACGAAATCATCGATCTGGTTCACTCCGTCGACCCGGCATATCGCGCATCTCCCAAGGTTCGCTTTATGTTCAATGACCTGACGCTGGCCGCTCTCCGCAAGCTGAAGGACGGGGACGGCCGATATATCTGGACGATGGGTGACGTACAGAGCGGCGTGCCTGGCAACATCCTCGGCTATCGTTACAGCATCAACCAGGCCATGGCGAACCTCGCTACCGGTAACAAGACCATGCTGTTCGGTGACTTCGGCAAGTACTACGTCCGCAAGGTCGGTTCGCCTATGATTGGCGTCAAGCGCGAATCCTACTGGCCTGACCTCGGTATCGCTGGCCTGATCTATCTGGACGGCGAACTCGGCGACACCGCAGCCATCAAGCACCTCATTCAGGCTTAATCGGACCATGGCGGTCGCAAATGGCCGCCAATTCCCATAGAAAGGAAACACAATGTCTGATTTTAGCTCTAAGGTGCACAATGCACTTGGTGGCGACACACTTGTCGTGGAATCTGGTGGCGCCATTCAGGTTCTTACTGGCGGCAAAATCCTCCCGAACAGCGGCACGCAGGCCGCCGCGATTGCCAACATTACGCCAGCGGCCGACGGAACGGCAGCCGGAACGGCGCTTAACCTTGTTCTCGCGGCGCTTCGTGGCGCCGGTATTATCGCCCCGTAATGCTTATCCGCATGTTGGTCGGCCTTTCCGGGAACGAGTATTCGCTCGCACCCGGTCATGAGCGCGACTTCCCGCAGGGTGAGGCTTTGCGCCTTATCTCTGCGGGGTACGCCGTTCCCGTAGCGGAACAGAAGATTGAGCGCGCGGATGCGACGCCTGTTTCCGAGCGCCGTTCCAAAAGGGTGAAGGCCGATGTGGTATCCAGCGAAAGTGACGGACCCGGCGTCGACGGAGCCGGTAACGCTTGAGGAAGCGAAGCGCCGCCTGCGCATCGACTTCACCGACGACGACACAGACATCGAGTTGATGCTGGCGTCGGCTCGAGATCACGTCGAGAAATATTGCAATGTGCTGTTTGCCGAGCAGACGGTCGAACTGAAGTGCGATTGCTGGGCCGATCTGGCGCGCCTGCCTGTGGCGCCGCTGATGAGCGTTACTGGCATCGCCTATATCGACACTGCTGGCGTCGGCCAGACCGTTGCGGTGGATGTTTACGAGGCGCGGCTAGATGGCCTGGAGCCATCAATCGTGCTCGCATACGGCAAGCAGTGGCCTGTCATCCGGGCTGGTTCTCGCATCACTGTGACAGCGGTTGCTGGCTACGAGGATGCGCCGGCTGCCGTGAAGCGCGCAATCTTGCTGTACATCGCTGGCGCCTACGAGACGCGCGAGAATTCCGCAGAGGAAGACTGGAGCGCGTTCGATGCGCTGCTTTCCAACTACAGGCGCGGCTAGAGGACACCCCACATGTCAATTTCAGGTGGACTGCTCACGCACGGTCAAGCTAAGGGCCGCCAATAGCGGCCATTCCATTTTCAGGCGCGGCTGAGCCGCTAAGGAACCATTATGACGGATATCGTAATTACGGCCAGCGCGGTCGTTGCCGGCAACGGCGCGCAAACCAAGACTGGCATCGCAGGCGCAGCAATCGCAGCAGGCGATATCGTCTATCTAGACACAGCCACCACGGGCAAGTGGCAGCTTGCTGACAGCGACGCGGCATCCGCCGAAGCGCGCGGCCAGACGGCAAATATCGGCGTTGCGCTGAATGGCGCCGCTGCAAATCAGCCGGTCGTTGTTCTCGTGGGTGGCCCGGTGACGGTCGGCGCCGTGCTGACGGCCGGAACCGCATACTATCTTTCTGACACCCCAGGGAAGCTGTGCCCGGTCGCAGACATTTCTGGTGGAGACTATTTCACGCTGATGGGCCTCGCGGCATCCACCAGCGTCCTGAATGTCGATCCGCAGTATTCTGGCGTAGCGAGCGCTTAATGCCAAAGGGAGGTGCGGGATCACTTCAAGAACGCGTCTCCTTTGCCGTTCGAGGTGAGCAAGATGACGGCTTCGGGAATCCCGTCGCCGGTTGGGTTGAGCAGTTTCAAACTGCCGGCGCATACACCAATCTCCGCGGCGGCGAGACAGTAATCGCCGCACGCCTTGAGAATAGGCACCCTGTCGTCGTGCGGGTTCGGTCAAGTGTGGCCACTCGTGGGGTGACGTCCGATTGGCGGCTGACGGATATCCGAACCGGAAGGCAATATGCCATCCGCGACGTTACGCACGACGTTGGCCGCGCCTACATCGATTTTCTGTGTGAAAGCGGCGTGACAATCTGATGGTCAAAGGTGTCGGCGAGCTTAAGAAAACCATCGCCGCCTTGCCGAAAAGGGTTGAGGCGTCGGCGCGCGCGGCCATGGAAAAGGGCGCAGACGAACTTGTAGCCATGATGAAGCGACTTTGTCCGGTGGATGACGGAGACCTTCGCGACAGCATTGGTTGGACGTGGGGCAATGCTCCCGCTGGCTCGAAAGTCCTAGCGCAGAGCGATCCGGATGAGCGGGGATTGAAGATCACCGTCTACGCCGGCAATGAGAAAGCGTTTTACGCTGCTTTTGTGGAATTTGGTACCGCGCCGCACAATGTGGCGGCAGGTGGAGGAAATAAGAGCTTCGCAGGGACGGCAGATGCCCATCCAGGCAGTCCAGCGCATCCGTTTTTCTTTCCTTCGTACCGTTCGCTTCGAAAGCGCATCAAATCGCGAATTTCGCGCGATATGAAGAAGGCCATCAAGTTCGTTGGGCCGGTGACGGAAGCGGAGGCTGGTTAGCATGGGTCCATCAATCGAACTTCAGAAGCTTCTATACGACACGTTGCGAGCAAACGCAGCCATCATGGCCGTTGTTGGCGGCGTGTACGATAGGGTGCCGACTTCGCCTTATGGCGCCAAAAACGCCTACATAAGCTTCGGGCCATCCGACATTGTCGACGACAGCGCAGATTGCGTGACTTCAGGGGTCCACTCATTCCAGTTGGACGTGTGGTCGAAAGCCGTCGGCCAGGTGGAAGCCAAGACGATTGTTGATCTGATCTATCGCACGCTTCATGAGCAGGAACTGGCGATGACAGACAACGCACTCGCCGAGATCCGCGTTGATTTCAGGCGTGTATTTACGGACTCCGATGGGCTCACCACCCACGGCGTCGCATCTGTAACGGCCAGCATAGAAGAGCCGGAGCCATGATCGGGGCAAATATGGCGTGGATGGTTGTCATTCGAGAAGTGAACTGGTCCCGCCCAAAGAGCAAATTTAGCTTCAACGCAAAGCCGAAGCCGGAAGCGCAGGGTTTCCCGCATGACTTCGTCGAATACGCCGTGTCAATCGGCCGAGCGACTAAGGTAAAGCCGCCAAAGAGGCGGAGTTCCGAGAAAGAGGGCGTTTAGCCCGCCACCATACCGGCCGCCATTGAGCGGCTTTTTTATTGGAGAAATCAATGACAAGGGCTACGACCGCCAACTTTCATCAACTTGTCCTAGAAGTTGAGACGACCGCTGGTTCTGGCGTCTACTCTCGCCTCTGCGGCCTGACTTCGCGTGGCATTAATCGCCAGAGCAACATGTCTACGTCCGAAGTTCCGGATTGCGATGACGAGTCCCTGCCGGCCGCAGTCGAGCGCGCCGTACAGTCTCAGGAGGTGACGATCTCTGGATCTGGTGTTTGGGCCGCTCAGTCGCATGAGACCATGCTGGATTGGTGGTACTCCGGCGCCACGAAGAGTGTTCGCGTCCAGCACGTAAATGCTGCCATCGGCGACACCGAATACGAGACCGGCAATGCCTACCTCGTCTCGATCTCGAACCAGGCCGAACGCGGCACGAAGGTGACGGCTGAAATCGAAGTTCAGTTCGACGGCATCCCGACGCGGACGGCAAAAGCCTAATGCGTGGCTCTGAGGAGATCGTTTGGCCAGGCGGAGAGCATTCTTTCCGCCTGGGCATCGGCGAATTGCGTGCGATCGAGCAGCGCAGCGACGCCGGGTGCGCCGTGGTCATGATGCGGCTTTTGTCTTCTCAATGGAAGATCGACGACGTGGTCGGGCCAATCAGGCTCGGCCTTGTTGGTGGTGGGATGCAGGAGCGCGACGCGCAAAAAGCGGTTGAGGCCGCTCTTGACGTTGCGAGCCCTTATGCGCTTGCAGTTACTGCGGCAGAAATCATCAGACGCTTTATTATGTGGGAAACGGATGATCAGCCGGGGGAGCCAGAAGCGGGGATAGCGGCGGAAAGCAACTAGACCCGCTTCCGAACGGTAAGACTCGCTGGTCGTCTTACTACGGCGCAGGCGCCGTCGTCGGCTATTCTCCCCGCGACATCGACGACATGACGCTCTGGGAATTCGCGTGCTGCATGGAAGGCTATCGCAAAGCCCACGCAAGCGAAGAAGAAGCGCCGCCCGCCATGACTGATGACATCGCTGCGGATCTTGGGATTGAGGGTTTCTAAATGGCCTCTGGTGACGATACCGCTCGCCTGCTTGTCTCTATTGAGGCGACAACGAAGAAGTTCGAAAAGCAACTTGCTGCGATCGCGAAAACCGCCGGCGATACCGCCGGTGGCATCGAGAACAAGTTCAAGAAGGCCAATGACAATGTTGCTGGCAGCTTTGACAGCGGCGGCAAGAGGGTTGTCCAGTCGCTTGGCAGGCAGTCTGCGGCTGTTTCCAATCTGTCGTTCCAGTTGAACGATATTGCCATGGGTCTTGCCAGCGGCACGTCGCCATTCACCATCATGGTGCAGCAAGGCAGCCAGGTAGCGCAGGTTTTCAACGGAGCGGGCGGTGGTATCGTAGGCGCGGTCAAGACGCTTGGCGGCGCGCTTGCTCAGGTGGTCAACCCTGTTTCTCTCGCTTCCTATGCCCTTATCGGCTTGGCCGGTGCGGCGGTTCAGTACATCACGACGCTCAAGTCCGATGTTCCGGACGCAGAGAAGATCCTTAAGGCCCACGCAGAGCTTATCAAGTCCTTCGACGATGCCTGGGGCATCGCCAAGAAGGGTGCTGAAGACTACTCGGATTCAGTCAAAAAGATCGAGCTGCAAAAGCTTCGCGACGAGTTTGGCAGTCTGCAGAAGGCCATTCAGGCGGCTGGTAAGGATCTATCGTCGGACATTCTCAGTGTTCCGGTAAGCGAGTTCGGTGGCGCTACGCAGACCGTTCTGGACTTCCAGCACGCGCTCTCGCTGCTTCAGCAGGATGTCCCGGACTTCCGCGGCTTCTCGCTCGAAATGGCAAAAATCGAGGGCATGACTGGCATTCCCGACAATATTCGGGAACTCGCCAAGCAGGTTCGCCTGTCTGCGCAGGAATCCATTCCGCTTCAGGAAGCGATTGAGGGAACCCAAAAGCGCCTTAAGGACGTCTACCTAACTGGCCAGCAGGCCAAGGACGCGTTCGCTGCACTGACTGCCTCGGCGATCGGTCTTGGCGCGAATGGCGGCAGCGCGATAAGCGACGTAGCCAACAAGATCAAAACTGAGCTTATACCCGCGATGGGGAAGGCGCTCGAACAGGTCGGTGAATACGCCAAGAACCTGAATGGTCTGCAGGATCAGATTAACAAATCCGGTCCACTTGGCCGCCTATCGCCTCTCTATTCCGGCGGCGGCAAATTCATGAACAGCATGGAGGCAAGCAATTTCGACTTCAACGAGTCGCAACTTGACGAAGTCGGAAAGTCTGCCGCTGCCAAGCTGATACGCTCTTTTGAGGGCTTCATCACCAATGCCAAATGGGACACGAATGCGTTTCGTGTCGGCTTCGGCAGTGACACCGCGACGCGCGCCAATGGCGTGATTGAGAAGGTCACCAAGGACACCGTCGTCACGCTCGACGAGGCGCAGCGAGACCTATCGCGCCGCATCATGGAGTTCCAGGACGGCATCCAGAAGGCCATCGGCATTGAGACTTGGAAGAGCCTCTCCGACGGCCAGCAGGCCGCGCTGACGTCGATTGCCTACAACTATGGCTCTCTGCCGGACTCGATCGTAAAGGCGATCCAAGATGGCGGCGGGCCGGAGAAGGTCGCGAAGGCTATTGCGGCGCTCACCTCTAACCCTGGTAGGCGCAAGGAAGAAGCGCAGACTTACCTTTCCGGCACGGGCATTTCGCTGTCGGATGCCGGCATCGTTTCAAGCAACAAGAAGACGCCAGACCAGATCTTTCAGGGCGACGTCGCCGAGATCCAGAAGCGCATCGATGTGCTCAATGCGGAATATGCTGCCCAGGCGAAGCTAAACCCGCTCATCACAGACTACGGCTTCGCAGTCGAAAAGGCTAAGATTCAGCAGCAGTTGCTGTCTGAAGCCCAGAAGGCTGGCGTGACAGTTACGCCTGAGCTTGCGGCCAGCATTGATGCATTAGCCACGAACTACGCCAAGGCATCGTCGGCGAGCGAGGGACTTAAGGTTTCTCAAGAGCGACTGCGCAAGTCGGCTGAAGAGTTTCGCGATCTCGGCCGCGATGTCGTGGGTGGGTTCATCTCAGATCTACGCAGCGGCAAGTCAGCGGCGGAAGCATTGGCTGGCGCCTTGGATAAGGTCGTCGACAAGCTTATCGATGTCGGCCTGAACGCCGTCTTTGGCACAGGTGGAGGCGGCGGCCTCCTCGGCGGGCTGTTCGGTGGCGGCGGCGGAGGTGCAGGCGGTCTGCTGGGCGGCATGCTTATTCCAGGCATTCTGCATAGCGGCGGCGTCGCTGGTTCTGACGGCTACGGACATGGGCGATCGGTTTCTCCGTCGGTCTTCGGTGGTGCCAAGCGCTACCACAAAGGCGGCGTCGCTGGCCTCCAGCCCGGCGAAGTTCCGGCCATCCTGCAACGAGGCGAGGTTGTCCTCCCGCGCGGCACTAAGATGGGTGGCCAGTCTGGCGTCCACGTAACCGTCGGCGTCGATGTCGACGGAAGCGGCAATCTGATGCCGTTCGTCAAAACAGTGAGCCAACAGACCGTGACCGAGGCCAGCCCTCGCATAGTGAGCGCGGCCACTCAGCAGGTCGTTCCGACGATGGCGAAATACCAGAACAACACGGCCGGCGGCGACTACCGCAATTCGTAAGGAGGCGAAATGGCAACGATTATAGAATGGCCGTTTTGCCTTCTCACGCCTCGGCAGGTGCAGGCGAACGTTGTTCCGTTCACTCGCTCGGGCGGCAAGTCGCTTGGCGGCGTCGAGCCGGTTACGCGCACGGATCTTGGCTATTGGGCGATTGATTACGCTAGCATCGCGATTCAGAACCGCTATCGCGATCAGTGGCGCACGTGGCAGGCCATCAGGCAGAAGCTTGGTGGCCGCTCCGGTTTGATCGCTGTGCGCGTTCCGTCTGGGCTGTCGGCGCCGTACGTCTCGGGAAGATTCGAGCCTGCCGTTGATCTGCCGCACAGCGACGATTCATTCTTCGATGACGACAGCTCATACGAGCAGGGCGCGATTTCGGTTGTGACCGACGGCAACACGCCGATCGGCTCAACGTCCATCCGCCTTCGTATCATCAAGGCCGCGGCGGACCTCGTCGGCGTACGGTTTTCATACAACCACGCGCTCTACGAAACGGGGCCGGTGCTCGAGACGGACGGCGACATCTGGACAGTCTTGATCTCGCCTTCGGTTCGCGAGCTCATCCCGTCTGGCGCCTCGCTCGAGTTCGATCGGCCAACCTGCCTTTGCCATCTCGCCGACGACCGCGGAATGGATATTTCGCAGGATGCGATAACCAAGGGCGTCAAGCCCAACGTCAGCTTCATCGAGGCGACGGACTACTGGAACTCGCTGGTTTAGCCGGACTGACCGCCCCCTTTGATTGGAGTGCCTCGTGGCAAGTCTTCGTGTTCTTTGCCAGGTGGAGCTTCCATCTGGCACACTTCGCTTTTGGGACGGGTCAGGTGGCCCGTTTGTTGGAGATGACGGCGAGATCTACCGCGCATGCGTTCTCACTGAGGACGCACTTGCCCAGATCGAGGCAGCCATCAACGCCGAAGCCTTCACGCTCTCGTTGGTGCTGTCCGGAGTTGATGGGGCGACAAGTGACGCCGTCTGGGTTGATTATCAAGCTGGCAATATCGTCGGCTCTCACTTCCGCATCCTGTTGCAGAAGTGCGATGACTTCGAGCAGCCTGTCGGCGATCCGATCGTTAAGTTTACCGGCACTGTGTCGAATTTGAACTTCGTCGACCAAGCGGCTGGCGACGTTATCAATTCCACTATTCAGGTCGATGTCGCCAACCGCTTTACGCTACGCAATGTGACCAATGGCGCGGTGCTTTCCGACGTCGACCAGCGCGCTCGGGCGAAGATCATTAATCCATCCGCTCCTGATGACAAATTCTGCGAGCGCATTCCTGGCCTGAAGGATCGAACGATCAGATGGCCGAACTGGTAGCGGATCGGCTGGCCTTGTTTCTGGATGCACAACAAGCGCGGCCGTGGGACCCCGGCACCGTTGATTGCTGCCTCTTCCTCGCAGACTGGGCGATGTGGCTTGGCCATCCGGACCCGGCCGCGCACTTGCGCGGCACCTATTCGGACGAGGCAGGGTTTGAGTCGATCATCCGCGAAGCTGGTGGCGTTGCCCCCGTGGTGGCGGGCTGCGTCGCCAACATCAACGGTCAACCACTTGCCTCGCCACATGTCGGCGCAATTGGCGTCATTGGTAGCCCGACAAACATCTCCCGCCAGTGGGGCGCCATCTTCGACGGCACTCACTGGTTGGTGCGCTCCCGCGCCGGCGTCGGCCCGCTTTCCGCCAAGCCCCTAGCTGTTTGGGAAATCTAAAAATATGCCAGACATTATTAGCTTGGGCGCGTTGATCGTGTCCTCGTACGCGACTACTGTCGCTGCGGCTAACGCCCTCTATCTCGGCACACTGGCGCTGAGCTACGGCGGTCTGCTTGCCGGCGCCACCCTTCTTTCCAAGGCCCTCACGCCAAAGCCGGCGGTTCCCAAGCCGGAAGACGGCACCTACAATCTGAAGCAGTCGGTGCCATCGTTGCCAATTATCCTTGGCACGGTAAAGAAGGCCGGCGACTACGTCTTTCTCGAGGAAAAGGACGGCGTCGCATTTCACATCATAACCACGGCTGGTCATCGGGTTCATAGCTTTGTGCAACACTACCTGCACGATGAGGCGGTGACGCTAGATGGCGCCGGGAATGTAGCGACACCAGCGCATTTTGCGGGTGGCTATGTGAGGTTGGAGACCAGAAATGGCGCGACGCTGGAGACTGCGTACTCTCAGGTCGTAGGAACATTCCCAACGATCTGGTCTGCGGCTCACCGAGGCGATGGAATCGCGTCCATCATGATGGCATGCGCAACCGCTCCATCTGAGGACTACCTTAAGGTATATCCGAACCAGATGCCGGAGCATTCAGCCGTCATCAACGGCATGCTTCTTTATGACCCGCGCAATGGTGTCACCGACTTTTCGAGCAACATCGCGATGATGCGCCTTTGGCACCTGACGAGCCCATATGGCGGCAAGATGTCGCTCGACGACATGCATCCGCCAGACTGGATCAATGCAGCGAACGTCTGCGACCAGACGGTGGTCAATAGATCTGGCGCGAACGAAAGCCGCTACCACGGCGGCATGTGGTTCCGGGCTGACAGCGATCCGATCGAAGTTGGCCGGACCATGGATCAGGCCGCTGAGCTCGTCGTCTACGAGAGATCCGACGGCAAGATTGGCGTGCACGCCGGCGAATACGTTGCTCCGACTATCACGCTGACGCGCGACAATATCATCTCGTTCGGTCTGAATGCCAACGTTGATCCATCGACGACGGTCTTGGCGGTGCGCGGCAGATTTACCGATCCGTCTGACCTCTACAACACCAACGACGCTGCAATATACGGCAACCCGTATATCGGCGAGGACACAGAGCGGACAATGACCGTCGAGAACGTGGCGGTGCAGTCGCATAACCACATTCAGCGGCTTCAGAAGCTAGCCTACATCAGGAGAAATGGGGCGAAGGTGTCGATTACCGCTCACTACGATCCAAGCGCCGATATTTCATACCATCGATTTGTCCGCGTTCAGTACGCGCCGAAGCTTTCTGACGCTGTGGTCGAGATCACATCGAAAGTGACCATATCGCTTAGCGACATGACTGTCAGTTTCAGCGGGATCGTGGTGCCGACCGACCTGTACGCATTCAACGCGGCGACGGAGGAGGGCGAACCCGGTGCTTCTGTTGTTATCGTCCCGCGTACGGGCGTGCCGGTCCCCGTCAACTTCGATGTCGTTATCCAGACCGAAGTAGTGTCTGGCGGCGCAACGGCTGCCTATGCACTCGCAAGTTGGGATCATGTTTCAGATAGCCTGACTTATGAACTCGAGTGGGAAAAGACATCTGGATCAACTGGACCGCAAAGTTCAGTATCGCAACCCGGCGTCGATCAAGTCCGATCCGGCTATCTGGCGGACGGCGCGCAGTATCAGTTCCGGCTTCGTGCGTGGTCGGCAGGCGCTAGCTCGCCGTTCACAGCATATGAGTTGCGGACGGCCGTTGCCGATCCCACGCCGCCAGGTCAGGTCACTGGCGCAGGCGTAACGGGCGGTGCAGGGCAGGGCAGCTTCAGTTGGACAGCGCCAAACAGCGCCAACTATTCCGGCGTTCGGATCTACATCAACACGACGAACAGCTTCAGCGGGTCGACGCTGGTTGCCACCGAGTATGGGCCGCCGAACATTGCCGACGGTCGTGTCGTCACCGGTCTGACGGCCGGCACCAAGTACGGGTTTATCGAAGCGATCAATGCCTCTGGCGTGCCGGCTTCGGCGGTCGCGACGGGTTCATTCGTCGTCACCTGATCCCCAAAAACATCGACTCCCTTAGGCCGCCTCGTGCGGCCATTTCTTTATGGAGAATTGTATGCCGGCACCTACCGCCGCTGTGGTCTTCGATGACTACAACACCTCTGGCGTCCCATCGTCCGGCGCCAAGAAGGTCAAGAAGTCTGAGGCCCGCTCTTGGGGCGCTTGGCTCGAGGCGACAATAACCGCCTTCACGTCAGCCGGTGGATCTGTCTATCCCTCGCTGGCGGCAATAAACTCTGATCTATCGCCGGCAAATAACGCAATGGCTTGGGTCGTATCGGACTCGACGGCCGCTAACAACGGTATCTATCGAAAGATCGGCGCATCTGGTGCCGGGTCTTGGGTGCGGATTGCTGACCTCCCGTACTCATTTATCATTGCATCAGACGTTGGCGCCGGCGCCCCAGATGCCATTCAAGCCACAACCAATCTTCCCGTCTCTGGCTCGGCGCTCGTTTGGCTTGCGGTATCCGAGGCGAACACCGGTAGCCCAGTCACAGTATCGTTCAATGGCGAAACTCCGCTCACGATCAAGACCAATGGCGGGGCGGACTTGTCGGCGGGCGGTCTCGTCTCTGGCATGATCATTATGGGAATCGTCTCCGGGTCGACCTTCCGACTCGTGAGCGATCAGGCTAGCGCTGCCATCTTGGCTGCGGCAGAGGCGGCGGCAGCAGCAGCCTCGGCCTATGCCGATTTCATCCGCAATAACTGGTTTGTGGCTGGACCGTTTACCGGCTCTGGCGCTTCGGCCGATTACCTTTTGCCGATAAACCCCGGATCTGTGAACAACATGTTCCCGGTCGTTGGCGGTGTCGCTCAGCTGATCACCGATAGCGCGTATTCGCTAGTCTCGTCTGGCGGCAACTACTACATCCGCATCAACGTGCCTACTGGGATCAAGTTCGAGGTGCGGATCGGCAATGCGGTCAACGTCAACACCCCCGCCGATGGGAGCGTAACGACACCGAAGTTGGCCGACGACGCGGTGACATATGCGAAGATGCAGAACATCAGCGCTACACTACGCCTCAGCGGACGAAAGTCGGCAGGCGCTGGCGACATGGAAGAAATCTCGGCCGCAGAATTGCGCGACCTGTTTTCCCCGGCCGGTAGCGTGGTTGATAGTGTTGTTGGCAGCTACGCTGCCGCGACCGCCATCACCGCAATCATACCGCTTGACGACACTATTCCGCAAATCACGGAAGGCACACAGATCATATCGGTGTCGATCACGCCGAAGTCGACCGCGAACAAGCTGCGCATTCGATATAGCGGGTTCATGGGAGGCAATGGCGTCTTTGCCTGCGCGCATGCAGTATTCAACGGAAATGCGAACGCGATTCATGCGGGCGGGTTTGTCACGCCGGTTAGCAACTATTTCCAGAACTTTTGCGGTGAGGTCGAGTACGCCCCCGGAAGCATCTCGCCCCAAACGATATCGCTGCGCGTCGGCGTCCAGACTGGATCCCAAACACTTTATGTGAACGGCAATCCGAGCGGCGGCACTCGTCTCTATGGCGGCTCCGCCGCAACGCGCCTCATCATTGAAGAAATAAAGGCTTAAAGCATGTTGACAAAAGTTTCGCCATTCATGCTCGAGGTCCAGGGCGGCGGCTCGTCTGCCGTGTACTTCAACGTCAAGGATTACGGTGCACTTGGAAACGGGGTTGCCGATGACACGACAGCGATCAATGCAGCGCTAGCCGCTTGTGTGGCTGCAGGCGGTGGGCGTGTGTACTTCCCGAAGGGGAGGTATCTTGTTTCCAGCACTATCGCGATCACGACCAGCAATGTGTACCTTGTTGGTGACGGCATGTATCTGTCAACAATTTACCGCACGGGTGATTACGGCAATACCGTGACCTTTACCGGGAATTCCGGTACCGGCGCGCCGCTCTCCAATCTCGGAGTGATCGATATCGGCTTCGAGTCGGGGGGGTTGACCACATCCGGCTCACACATCGTGTTCGATGGCGCTACTCGCGTCCAGTGTAGCGGAATTTTCATGCTGCAAGGCTTCATCGGCATGACCTGTAAGGCGCTCACGGCGGCGCACATTAGCGACTGGTATCTCGTCTTCACCAACAACTTCGGCGGCACGAAGACAAGCCGCAAATATCTCTCGATGTCTGAAAATGACGGATACAGCCATCCGTCTTGCGGCGATGTGTTCTTCAACAACATTAACCTGCGTGGCAACACCGCTCAGATTTCGACCGACTACGGTATTGTCATAACGTCGGGCGACGGGCTGTGGTTTAACGGTGGTCATATTGCATCCTGCGGGCTTGCAAATCTCATGATCAACCACGGGACGCATTCAATTTCTCTCGTGTGGTTCGACACCGTCATGTTTGACGAGGGGCAGGGAACCTACAATATCCTCATTCAAGGTGCCGACGCCGGGTCGATTATGGGCGAGATCCACTTTGATACTTGCTCGATCAAGGGGATTGCCGTTGCCACCTATGGCGTTGTTATCTCTGGCGATGCTCGGTGCGTATATTTCGACAGCTGCGTCATCATGGGACACCGCCAGCACGGCGTCCTGATTAACGCCACGTCAGCACAACAAATACGCTTCGACAACTGCTTTGTCGCGGGTAACTCGATGGCCGGAAGCGGCCTTAACCCTGGCGTTAACATCGCCGTGGCAAACACGGGCGGGATATTCTTCAACGGTGGCAAGTACGGCGGGGACGGCAACTATTCGTCCACGGGGTTCCAGTCGTACGGTATCCAGATAGCGGCGGGTGCTGATAACATCATTGTCAGTGAGGCCGATTTGCGCGGCAACATCACCGGCACGCTTTTGAACGGGTCTTCGGGTGCCGGCATCAAGGTGGTCAATTGCCTGCCGTAATCTAGCACCCAGTGCGAATGAACAGCGTCGGAGCATCGGTCACATCGATCCGATGCTCCGACCATTTTGGATCTTTTTCAAGCCTTGCCTTCATTTCATCTAGGAAGCCCACGCCGGGTAGACGCTGGATCACAGCCTCCTTCAATCCGGCCTCGTTGGGGAACAGAACGAAGTTCGATCGGCCCATGATGTCGGCCACCTGGTCGATCGACCGCTCGGCGTAGGTGAATGCAATCTCGATCCGTTTCCGTTCCTTCTGCCCCACATCGAGCGCAACGGCTTCAGGTGTGATTGGGTAGGAATTGGCGGCGGTGAACAGGGGCATGGCATTTCCGCAAGCGGGAATTCTCCCCACGTTGCGAGACACGAGCGAGCTGATCTGGTTCAGCATTTCCTGCGTCTCGGGACGGTAGCGCCCGTCTTGATAGCTGTTGCTGGGAGGCATGAAGGCTATAGCGTAAAGCGCGACAGCAGCGGTGGCGATGTGCGATACTGCTCGGTTAGATGTTCCCAGACCCCGAGAGATTGCAACGACAGTTGCGACAATGAACGGGAAATAAAAGAACGAGCCCTGATACAGGTTTTTCACCTGGCTAATTGCGGTCCCGATATAGATGACTGCGCACCACAGGTAATAGGCGGCGGTCTGCAAGTCTTCTACGCCTCTCGCCTTCCGCAGCGAGATTGAGACGATATCCGCACCGATTGCGATAATGCCGACGTAGAGGAAAATGCCGAGGGCGTTCCGCCCGCCATACCCGAATGAATTGAACGCTAAGTGGAGAAGCCAAGATCCTGGAGTGTTCCAGATGTCGCTTTGAGTGAAGACAGCAGCCTTGATATACTCGTAGGTGCCGTATCCCCAAACATAGACGATGGGCGTCAATAGAATCAATACTGTCCCGGCGACCACGGCAGCAGCAGGCATGGCTTCAACAAATCGCCGCTCCGGTATGCGTCTGATCATTCCCAGCCCCCAGGCGAAACCAAGCATCGGGATGGTGATGATTGCGGCGCTGAGCTTAACAATCATGCTGAAGGCGACGAATGCACCGAGAAGCAGTGATCTCGAAACAGGCAACTTGTCGTATCCGAATGTGATCAGCCAATATCCGGAGAATGCGAAAAGGGCGGCCGCTATCATGTCAGGCCGTAGTTCGGTCATGATCGCTCCCGTAGCCGGGACGAACATCAAAGCAACTACCATCAACAGCGCGAAGCGGCTTCCTATCCTCCGACGGCAAATCACGTAGATGCCGGTCGCAAAAGCCAGAAGCCCCCATACGTTCATGATGTAGGCGCCGTAGTTGTGCGGCCCGAAGAGATAGAATCCGGCCATGGTCGACAGCGTTTCGACAGGCGCACGAGGTGGCTTTGATAGGAACGAGCGGAAAATGTCGCTGACCGATCTAACGCCATCGAAGGCGACGCGCTGGTAGGCGTCTAGAAGATAGCCGTTATCATCGTAAATGGTTGGAACAGAAAGGGCCCCAACGTTGAACGCTAGCCCGATATTGAGTGCGGCAAATACCACAACGATTGCGACGAGGATCGTAAACGTCCTAAAGCGCTGATCTTTCATGTGCCCAGATATTCCGTTGTTCATCGCCCTATTATGGCGGGAGGGGTAATCTTGCAAGGCGACGGCTGTATCGTTAAGAGTGTATCAACGTTTTTGGCAGGGGATATCATGAGCGGCGGCAGGGTAGTGCTTTTTCTGGTAGCTGCAGCGTTGGTGGCGGCTTTCTTCGCGGGACAGATCTATATCCCGTACGCGGGGCCGATCGGGACGTTGTGATCTAATCGCGCTTCAATAACTAATTACCACCATCAAGGCTCGCTTCGGCGGGCCTTTTTCATATCAGGACACCCCCATGAAACTCATCCCCGACGTTCGCCGGGTGCTTCGGCGCGCTTGGTCGCTGCGGCTGCTCGAGCTCGCGGCACTGGCCGACATCATCCTCAACACGGTCCCGGTCGTGTCCGACTACCTGCCATGGTGGTTGACGCTGGCGCTGCTTGGCGGCGCGTGGGCGGCACGTCTCTTGGCGCAACCCTCCGGAGGCGAGAATGCCAAAACTGAATAAGAAGGCGGTCGCAGCTATTGCGGCCGTCGCGCTTTCGATCGGCTCGCTGATCAAGCCTTGGGAGGGGCTGTCGCTGACCGCCTATCCCGATATCGTCGGCGTGTGGACGGCCTGCTACGGCGAGACGCTCGGCATCCGCAAGGGCATGAAGTTCTCCAAGGCCGAGTGCGACGAGAAGCTTCTGACGCGCGTCATGGACGACTACTACGTGCCACTGACCGAGTGCATCGCCGACTTCGACCGCAAGCCGGTTGAGTGGCAGGCTGCCGCTATCTCTGTGACCTACAACGTCGGCGTCGGCGCAGCCTGCAAGTCGACGTTCGCGCGGCTAGCACGCGAGAACCGGCTGAAAGAAAGCTGCCATGCCATGACCGCATTCAACAAGGCAGGTGGCCGGGTAGTGCAGGGGCTCGTCAACCGGCGGCAGGCTGAATTGAAGCTTTGCCTACAGGGGGTCGCATGAACTCCACCAAAATAACCAACGCATTGAACTACGCGGCGGCTTTTGTGTCGGCGCTTGTCGCGCTGCTTATCGGCTTCGACTGGCTCGTGTTCTTCACGCCAGTCCAAGCACTGAAGATTGTCGGCGCGCTTAATCTCATCGGCCTCTTCGTGAAGGCTTGGATGATGACGGCTGAGCAGTACGCCAAGCAGCTGGCTACGGGGTCAAAATGATCGCTTTCCTTCTAAGCCCTGTCGGCCGTTGGACGGTTGGTTCACTGGCCGCGATCCTCCTCCTGTTTGGTGCGTATGCCTACGTCGACCACAAAGGTTACCAGCGGGCTGCTGTGGCTTATCAGGCGCGCATCGACAAGATCGTTGGCGACTACAAGGCCGCAGAGATCGCAGAGATCGAGCGGCAGGACGCAGCCAACAATGCGGCCAAAGCGCGCGAGGCCATCGCGATTGCAGAGATGCAGGCTGCCAACTCCCAACTTGAAACCCGAATAAAGGAGCTGGCCGGTGAAGCTGCTAAAGATCCTGATGCTCGCAAGCCTGTGCTCGGTGCTCCCAGCGTGCGCCGCATTAACGAAGTCCATTAAGGTCACGCCGGCGATCCCGCCACGGATCGCCATGCCGTCCGACGAACTCCTCAAGAAATGCAATCTTCCGGTAGATCTCGGCGACGGGCCGCTCGCACAAGAACGGCTTGAGAAACTATGGATTACTGACCGCTCATCTCTAATCATGTGCTACCGCAGGAATCTTGCCTTGGTTGACTTTATCCTAGACAGGGACGGACGCTTGACGGCCGTTCCAAAGCAGACCGTGAGGCAAAAATGACCGGAGCGGAGCTAATGGCCGTAATCGGCTTCTTTATCATGCTTTCCGGTGCAGGCTGGCGCGTGTGGGCGCGTGTGGAAGGCAAGGTAAAGGTTGCCGAAGACAAGGCGGAAAAAGTAGCTGCTGATCTTGCGGCTCACAAACTGCACGCTGCCGAGACGTTCGTAACAAAGGCGGGGATGCAGGAGCAGACCGCCCAAATCATGCGGGCGATCGAAGGTGTGGGCAATCGCATCGACAGCGTCCACGAAAGGCTCGATCGGGCTTTCGAGCGCACCACGAGCCGCACGACGCGCAGCTGACCAGTAATTATATACAATCTTCGGACCAAGCCCTGCTGCCCTAACCGGTGGCGGGGCTATTTTTGTTTTTTAGAAATTTCTAATTAGCCTCTTGACTCTCCACCGCCAAGCACTCACGTGATTCGTCCGGAGGTGACTGATGCCAGAAAATACCGCCGAAACAACACCTATCCGCGATCTCCTCGTCGCCGTCGAGCGCGGCAACGGTATCACTATGCGGCGGCACGTTACGCTTGCGGATCTTGCCCACAGCTTGCTCTACCGCTGGCCCGAAGACAACCGCGGCAAGGAGTGGGTCGTTGCTCAAGTGATGTGCCTCGAGGCTATGGAAGGCGTTCGCGATCCGGAGCAAGCTCGCGCCGCCTTTGTCGCCGCAGCGATCGCAGCAGAGATGCTGATGGTTCGGGAAGAGTATATTCAACAGCGCCCAGAGCGCCGGCCACGTAAGGGCAGGCGAGGCCATTTACCAACGCTTAACTAACGCCGTCCACACATTTCCTTGACAAATTTGTAAGTTTACATCAAGGTCACGGATGCTAGCCACCAACTAGCAAGCTGCGACCGCTACCAACGGTCGTCCTCGCACTCACCACAGCAGAGGAGACAAGATGAGATATTATAGATGGGCCGCGATCGCATTGCTTGCGCTTACCGTCGTTATTTTCGGCGGAGTTGCCATCGCGACACCCAGTGCGCCACCTCCGGCGCCCGCTGTCACCGACGCTTCCGTCGTCTATGTCGACACTGATCGAGGCCACGGCTCCGGCGTCCACATCGGCGACGGCTATGTGATTACGGCCGGCCATGTTGCCGACGGCGCGAAGACCATCCAACTTAAGACAGCGGGCGGCAAGTTTCATCCCGCCGAGGTGCTCTGGCTCAACAAAGAGTATGATATCGCGCTCCTCCGCACTGACGGAACTGGTATCGGTGCAGCCACGCTGGCTTGCCGCTACGCCCATGTCGGCGAGGATATCCGAGCGATCGGAAACCCACTCAGTCTCGAGTTTGTCTCGTCCTACGGTCGCATCTCTGGCGAGGTCCGCAAGCTCGGGCCATGGAAAGCTATTCTGGTCACGGACCTCACGACCGTTATGGGCCAGTCCGGCGGACCCGTCTTTGACGAGGGGGGGGCACTGGTGGGGATTACCGTGGGCGTCATTAGCGCGCCAATCCAGACGCCGTTCGGCCCGGTTTCTACGCTTACGGGTTACGGGACAATTGTTCCCTCGCAGGCGGTGTGTGATCTGATGGCGAGGGTTTGATGGCTGCGACGATCTATTTTTTTGTCGCGGCTGGCTTCTGCTCGGCGACCGGCAAATTCTGGATATCGATGGGATGGCCGTTCTACCTCGGCGAACTTCTCGGCAAAGAGATCGTCAAGCGCGACATGCTTTGACCACTTGCGGCCGCGCGAATGCGGCCAGACTTTTCCCAAACATCGGAGGCGGTATGCCTACACCACCCCTAAGCGACGAACTCGCCAGACAGGCGGCCGACGCCTTCACGTCCACGGGCTCACAGACGTCCGCCGCTACTTTGCTGCATCTGTCGCGCACTACTTTTCAGTCTCGTCTCAGGGTCGCCGCTGAGCGCGGCATGCTTGGCACGAAGCCAGTTCTTCCGGGGTTCGCTATCAAGAGCGTCGCTAGTAAGGCCGAGGACGGCTCGTGGGTGAAGCAGACGAAGGCGCCGGGCGAAGTGTTCGCGCTACCCGCTGGGCAGATCATAAAGGGTGTTTCCGCCCTGGTTGACGGGCAGGGTAGGGAGGTCGCCAAGTGGATCAAGACTACAGCCGATTCTGAGCAACAGCTTGCCGCCATGCGGGCGGCCGTCGAGGCCTTCAAGGAGGAGATCCCGCGCGCTGAGCCGGTGGCCGCGCCGTCGCATACGATCGACGATCTGCTAAACCAGTACACCATCACCGACCATCACCTCGGAGCGCTGGCATGGAATGAGGAAACGCGCGGCGGCGATTATGACTTACGGATCGGCGAGCAGCTGATCATTGATTGGTTTGCATCGGCAATCGCCCAATCGCCACCGGCAAAGCGCGCCGTATTCGCGCAGCTTGGAGACTTCCTTCACTACGACTCGTTCAAGAGCGTAACGCCCGAGCACGGCCACCTGTTGGACAGCGATTCGCGCTACCCCAAGATGGTTCGCGCCGCCATCCGCATCGTGCGGAAGGTCATTCGCATGTTGCTCGAGAAGCACGAGGAAGTCGACGTGATCATGTGCGACGCCAACCACGACCCGGCTGGCGAGGTCTGGCTTCGGGAGATGATGGCTGCGTTTTATGACGAAGAGCCAAGGATCAGGGTTGATACCAATCCAGGCACCTATTCCGTGATCGAGCACGGTGACGTGTCTCTCTTCTATCATCACGGCCATCGTCGCGGCGTCAAGAACGTCGATTCCATTCTCGTCGGGAAGTTCCGCAAGGTCTATGGCCGCACGAGCCTGAGCTACGCCCACACTGGCCATAAGCATTCCGACGAGCTCAAGACGACGGATTTGATGAAGGTCGAGCAGCACGAAACGCTCGCGGCGCCGGATGCTTACGGCTCAAACTGGCTGTCGGGCAGATCCGCAAAGGTCATCACCTACCACAAGAATTTCGGCGAGGACGGCCGAGTCATCCTGTCGGCGGCTCGTGTCATGGGCACAGCCAGGCAGGCGGCAAATGATAATGTGGATTGGAGGATAGCAGCTTGAGGACGTGCGAAATTAGCGGATGCGGTCGAAAGCATGAGGCTCGTGGCTTCTGCAATGTTCACTATCAGCGACTGATCAAGCATGGCGACCCTCTAGCTGGAGGTGAATACTTGCAGACTAGGAGAGGCGAAGTCGTTGAATGGCTTTTCAACCATGTCGAAGTCGACACTGACGAGTGCATTAAATGGCCATTCGGAGACGATTCCCATGGCTACGGGCAACTCCAGTACGAGGGCAAGACGCGAAAGGCTCATCGCGTTATGTGTGAGCTCGTAAACGGCCATCCACCGTTCGAACGGGCAGAGGCGGCCCACGCTTGCGGGAACGGGAAGCGTGGGTGCGTCAGTCCTCGCCATCTAAGGTGGGCCACCCCCAAGGAGAACAACTGGGATCGTGTCGACCATGGAACTGACAACCGCGGCGAGAGGTGCGGCACTCACAAACTTAAGGAGCCCGAAGTCTTCGAGATCGATCGCCTACTCTCATCTGGGTCGTCACATCAAGATTTGGCTGACCTATACGGAGTTCACAGATGCACGATTACGGACATAGCAAAGGGCAAGAATTGGGGGTGGTTGACGGGCAGAGTTCACCACTCCAACCCGAAGCCGCCCGCCGCAGCGAATGACAACGAACCAGTGAGGAGGGCGGCGTGAGCGACTGGTACAACCCGGATGCATGGTCATCACCATCCCGCGTCGTGAGCGACATATGGGAGCCGAAAGTCTCCCGCATTCTAGGCCCTGACGGAGCCCCAATCCCGTACAAACCACAGCAGCAGCCGATCGGTTTCGTCAAGCTGGGCGAGACCGTAAAGCAGAGGAGGGCGGCGTGAACATCTACCGCTACCGCTTCAACTGCGTTTGTCCAACGGACGAAACGACGGTCACTTATGACCTGACGATAACGTCGCCGGGGAAAATACTTGCCGAGAAGATTCGCGCCATCTGCGACGCAGGCCCGTCACATCAGGAGGATTTGGCCGATAGGTTATCAGCGTTGGGCGGCGTACAGGTCATCATCGCGACACATCAGGGCGTCGAAATAGAAACGAGAAGACCATGACCATCCATTACCACGGAACGCCGCTCACGCCGCGCTCCGAAATGATGAAGATGGCCGGAAAGAACTTCTGCGTCTCTTTCGCGAATCCTGGCGATGCGGAGTGGTGCCTGCTTAACGGGCAGTCAATCGCGTGGGATAATGGCGAGTACGTTTTCTATAAGCGTCGCTTGGCGCGGATAGCCAATGGGTTGAAGGCAGAGGCTCAGACTAATTGGTCCAAGTTCTATGCTTGGGTTGAGCCTAAGTTAGGGCATCCACACTGGGCCGTCGTTCCTGACGTCATCGGCGGTGGCGTCGAGGATAATCTCGCGCTCATAAAGCAGTGGCCATTCCGAAAGGAGGTGGCGGCAGTTGTGTGGCATCTCGACGAGCCGATCGAGCATCTTATCGCCCTGGTCGAGTTGGGCTTTGGAAAAATCTGTTTTGGCTCTGCCGGTGCGTACTGGCAGGTCGGTTCCGAAAAGTGGGCCAGAAGGGTAGATGAAGCTTTCAACGCGCTCATCCGCCATTTCGGCCATCTGCCTTGGATCCACATGCTTCGCGGCTTAGCCGTGTGCGGAGACGTCTGGCCGTTCGCCAGCGCAGATAGCACCAACGTTGCAAGAAATTTCAAGAACAAGGGCAGCGAGGTATGCCCTGAAAGAATGGCTCGGCGGATCGACGCCATACAGTGCCCGCCTCGGTGGGTAATGAAACCGGCAAACGACAACATAGGAGACCTATTTCATGACATCGCGTGCTAATATTGGCGGCTACGAGCCGCGCTTCATCATCGAACGAACCGACGGTAAGCCTATTTCTGCCGATCGTCGATACATGGTTATGGCCTTTGATGGCAGCGACCCAGAGGCCGTCCAAGCACTCGGCGTTTACGCCGATCTTAAGGAAGCAGCCAATCCGGTGCTAGCTGCCGATCTGCGCAAGCACCTCGCGGATCCCGCCAACGCGCCGGCTCAGCATCGCTATGCGTAAGCTGGCTCTATTGGTGGCGGCTTTTGCCGCCACTGTTCCCGCCGCAAACTGGATGATTGGCAATGTCGGAACAGCCTGCCTTGCTGCGGGTCCGTGCGTCATGCCAGTCGGCTTCGGCCTCACCGCACCGTCTGGCGTCCTACTTGTCGGTCTTGCCATGGTGCTGCGCGACATGGTCCACGAGGCGGGCGGGATACGCGCGGCGCTGTTAGCCATCGTGATCGGCGGCGCTCTGGCGTGGCTAGTTGCGCCACCGGCGCTGGTGCTCGCCTCTGTGGCGGCTTTCCTTCTTGCCGAGTTGGCCGACTTGGCAGTCTACGCGCCTTTGCGAGAGCGCCGTCTAGGGCTTGCGGTTCTCGCAAGCGGGGCGGCGGGAGCAGTCATCGACAGCGCTGTGTTCCTGTTTCTCGCATTTGGATCTCTAGCCTTCATCGAAGGTCAGATCGTCGGGAAGCTTTGGATGAGCATTTTGGCATTTGGCTTTATCGCATACCGGCGTCGCACTGCGCTTGCCTAACTCACCACCACCGCCGACACCACCGGCGGCATCACCACCACAGAGGAGACTGAGAATGACGACAATCTACGATCCGCCGAGCGGTTGGCGCTACGGCTTTCCCAAACCGTACAAGCCGCACGAGGGCGAAACGCTGGAAGATACGCTGGTCAGAGACGGATATCCAGAGAGGGAAGTGGGCGTCGGTGCGGAGCACTGCCGTTTCTGGGAAGAAAGGGAGGCCGCGTGATGTCGGTTATAAGTCTCCAGCCAGAACCTTATAACGCCGACGACACGCTCATGGTCGAAGGCTACGGCGCGCAGCCAGTCGTGCCGCCTGTCGCGGCGAATGATAATGAGTTGGTTGGGTGGTGCGCAGTGCCAGCCAACAGCATCCCTAAAGACAATCCCTTCAAACGCGGCCAGTATATCGGCCTCACTCGCCACAATCCCAATGCGGCCAGCATTTCCGGTCTGCAAGGCCGCGGCCCGTTCATCCAGATCTACCCGGCCCGCAAGTTCTTTCCGTTCGATCCGAGACCGGAAGACGTGTTCATCGAGAGCGTTGCGCATGGTCTGGCGAACATCTGCCGCTACTCTGGTGCAGTGGAGCGACACTACTCAGTGGCCGAACATTGCACGCTGATCGCGCGATACCTAGCGGCTCGCTACGACACACAGACCGCGCTGGCCGGGCTACTGCACGACGCGCCCGAAAGCCTTTCTGGCTTCGGTGACGTGGGGCGGCCAGTGAAAGGCAGGGCGCCAATCATCGGAGAGACGGAAGATAACATCTATCGGAAGGCAGTAGCGCCGCGCTTTGGCCTGCCGTCATGCCTGCCGTGGGGAGTGCACGAAGCTGATACCCGCATCATTGCGGACGAGATCGCCGCCAACCTCGCGCCGATGGCGTGGCAGTCTCGTTATAATGACCCGCTTGGCGTGCGTATCCGTTGCTGGTCTCCGAAGCAGGCCGAGGTGGAATTCCTCGCAACTTTTGATGCGCTTACTGGTGGAAGCAGGAGGCCGCATGATGGCTGACGACAGCGACCTGTTGCCGTGCCCACACTGCGGAAGCGCAGCCAAGAGCTACCACAGGCCAGATGATACAGGATGGAGCAACACGGACTGGATCTGCTGCGATGCGGGCGACGACGGCATCTCACCGGAGTGCGGCGCGCAGACATGCCTGCATGAAACTAGGGCTGCTGCCGTAGCCGCTTGGAATAGGAGGGCAGCATGACCAAGTATGCCCTACTTAAGCGCGATCTCTTCGAATGCCCAGAGCGCAATGGCTACACCGGCATCCTAGACAAGGCCGGAACGTGGGATGCGCAGTATGTGGCAAGCCACGAGTTCCGCGTCTTGGACAAATATACACCGACTGAAAAAGACCACTACGCGTTGCCGGTCCAATTGGCGCCGCCATTTACCAAGACATCATTCCACGACCTCCACGAAGCGTATCTGAGGCAGAAGATCGACGAATTGCAGGAGGAGAATATACGCTTGCGTTCGGCACTTGAGAGGAGGGCAGCATGACCACCAACGGTGCATGGCAATTCCACGTGGGTATGGAAGTCGTCTGCGTTCGAGCCGACTACGATCCAAGCCAGAAAACCACGATCACGCCGGAGCTTGTCGAGAACCAAGTCTACAAAATCCGATGGGTCGGCATCTATAACCACTACCTTGACGGCGAGTATCTGGGAATCCGCGTCGATGGCATCGACCGAGGCATCTGCCCGTTCTGGGGATATGACGACCAGCCGTTCAAAGCCGACCGCTTCAGGCCGTTGGTGAAAGACAGGATTGGCAGCCTGCGGGCGTTGCTCGTGCCGGGCCAGCCGTTGGCACCGGCGCCGGAAGAACCGAAACGCGTGAAGAAGAAAGAAGAGGAGAGGGTATGACCCCGAACACCGACAACTGGACGCCTTGGTCCGTCTGCGGCGAGGATCTCACCGCCGTACCGAATAGCAGACCGACAAATGACAACGTGCCTTCCGAATTGCGCGCGCTCGGCGCGGCAATCGGGAAGGTGGCGAATGATAACGGAGAAAGGGCAATCACCCGCGACCGTGCGGTCGAGTTGCTTTTATATGACGAGGCTACAGGCGAACTTACGTGGCGCATCGACCGTGGCAAGATGAAGTCTGGAGCGCCAGCTGGCGCCGTGCAGGCGAATGGCTATATTCGCGTTCAGATCGACGGTCTTTTTTATGCGGCCCATAGGTTGATTTGGCTGATGGTTTACGGCCACTGGCCTGATGATGATGTGGACCACATCAACGGCGCGCGCAACGATAACAGGCTGATAAATCTGAGGGCAGCCACAAGATCACAGAACCTCATGAATACGCGCGTCAGATCCGACAGCAGAACCGGCATTAAGGGCGTTAGAATGAAGCGCGGCAGATTCCAGGCGCGCATTAAGGTGAACGGCAAGGAGATAGCTGTCGGAACATATGACACTATCGAGGAAGCATCTGAAGCTCGCCGCTTGGCAGAAAAGCAAATCCACGGCATGTTTGCGAGGGCTTCATGACCGACGGCAGCATGTTCAACCGCGTCATGCATATCACCGACATGCCATCCTCCAATCCAAAGCGGGCCTTCGGTGTTCGCAAGCCGTCGGCGCAGTTCATCCCGCCTGTCGCGCTTATCGAGGAGAGCGTCGTCATGGCGCTCGGCGCGGCAAAATACGGCGCGTTCAACTGGCAGGATGATCCGGTTGACGCAACCACCTACTACAGCGCGGCGATGCGCCATTTGCTTCAATGGTTCTCAGGTGAGGACGTAGATCCAGAGAGCGGCGCGTCTCACCTTGCGCACGTTCGGGCCTGCATGGCGATCCTGATTGATGCGGCGGCCAGCGGCAAGTTGATCGATGATCGTCCGCGTTGCTCGTCGGCTGGAGAAGCGATCGAGCGGCTGAAGGTGGCGGCAAACGATAACCAAGAGGAGGCGCTGCGCCGGTATGGGTGAGATTCCTGATGAAGTGCGCGTTGCACTCGCGAAAGACTATGTCAGAGAAAACTTTGAAAGCGGCGAGCCTTGGTCAATGACGATCGCCCGAGCCATCCTCGCAGAGCGCCAGCGTTGCGCGGATGCGGCAGACAGGGAGGCCAAGGTATGTAAGGCCAGTGGCTTACCGCTAGCGGCACTTGGCTGCATCACGGTCCTCAAAGCAATCCTCAACCCCACCTAATCATAGGGCGGCCCAAGCCGCCCTTTTTACTATTCCCCGGTCAGACAGCACCGATCGCCCTTCAGGAAGCGACAATCGATGCAGTGCCTATCCCCGATCCGCGAGCGCGTCATGAACTCTCGTCGAAGCAGCCTGTCGCGTCTGCGGTCCCCAATGTCTAGTAGTCGCACACTGTAATTCTCTCTCCCGGATGCCGTCATTGCCCTGTCCAGCACAACAGCAGGCATCCCCCCGGATATGTGATCTACGCAATCTCCAATCTCAAATTCCCAGATACGCATAACAGATCCCCATTATGGCGCGCCTCATGCGCACCAAGCCAGATAGTGCACTACTTACTTGAACGCGCAATTCTGAGAAATGGGGATTAGAAATTGCCTCAAAATGGAGCGATACGGCCTGCCTGCGCAGGGCCCCATTATCCACACATAGTAAATTTCGCATCCCATTGCGCTGCGCTCTCTGGAGAGGACCAGCGCCGGCATGTCCCCGAACCGGACAGCCTGGCCAATTTTGAAGGCCCACGTCGCAACGTAAACCCGCCGTCGTCTACAGGGCAACTCTTCTACTGCGACTGCCCCCGTCGTCTGCACTGCCAGCGTCATGCTGCACCCCCTAACACGGCGATCGGCACCGTAGCCGGGAGTTCAACACCTGCCTTCACGACAAGCCAATGCGCCTTTAGGCCGAAGCCTTGGACATCAGGCACAACGGCAAGCCGGTATGCACGGGAGCAAGCATTCACGCTCACACGACGCATTGCTCCCGGCTAAGCCAATAGCCAGAGCGAATGCATCAGCCGCTAAGCTGCGCATGGCTTCGGTTCACTTAACGTGAACCTAGTAAAGGTCAGGGTGTTGAAGCCCGAGTTGATTAATACCTAAAAAGAGGTAACTCGCAATACTCAACCTATAGGGAGTCAACAGAAATCGCTAATAAATGAGCGAGCGTCATATTTCGGACAGATGGGTGCTGTGCGAGCGCATATATATAAAGAGTGGCTGTCAGCCGCGCGCTTTGCCTTGGCGGGAAAAGGTGATAGAACAGAATAAGCACAGAAGGAAAACGCCATTGTGCTTAATATGGGCTGTTTTTAAACGCTTTTCCTCGTATGTTCGCGGATGTTCCGTGTTTTCACGTATTGAACGTTCTCACCAGAAAAATGCATCAGAAATGAAAAAAGCCCTTGCAGGACAAGGGCTTTCTCTTTATCTGCCATCCCACCGGAGAGGTGGCCGAGTGGTCGAAGGCGCTCCCCTGCTAAGGGCGGAGCCTCTAATTTTTTACCTGTAACTTATTGATTTCAATGACGTTTTCGAGACTGGTATTCTCGGAGGCCACATTGGGCTTATTTTGTGCTTTGTTTTCAGTGGGTGCGCCAAAGATGTCATCAATGATGGCGTGCGCCTCGTCCGCCTTCGCATAGGTATCCATCATCACTTTCGGGCTTGCCCACCCGCCCAACTTGGCTGCGGTGACAGGATCGATGCCTTTCCTTACGACTAGTTCCGTTGCGAACGAAACACGCCCAGATGAGTGAGGAGGCGCGTAAGAAATCCCGGCACGGTTGCATGCCGTCTTCCAGCCGTTATAGACGGCGTGGCGGCTGGCGTAGCCGAAGACGCCATTAGCCTTCTTCTTGTCAGCCCGGTTCATGATACGCGGCTGGCTCATGAGCTCGGCCAGCATGTCGGCCATGGGCTGCGATATCCTGGCGACGCGAGGCTTCGTTTTTGTCTTGGTGAGATTGACCGTGCGCGCGGCCAGATCGACGTCTTCAGGCGCAACACGGCACGCCTCGCTGATGCGGGCTGCTGTCTCGTACATAAAGCGCGCCATCGCAGCCATCCCGAATGACAGGGCGTGCTCTGCGAATTTTTCGTGCCACTCGGAATCGACGGCGGATTTCTTTTTGGGATCTACCGGGAACTTCTCGATCTTGATCTGCCGGCCGTCTTCTGACTGGTAGGCGTGGTTTATGACGGCTTGTAGCGGCGTGATGACTTGCCGGTTGAGAGTGGATGGCAGCGCGTCTGGGTAGATATCCTTGGCGTGCGCTCGCACCCACGCAGGCTTGATGGTGCGGATTTTGATGTTGCCCCAGTGCTTGGTGATCTTGTCCAGAAAGCGAGACGGCTTCCCGGCCGCCTCGTATGAAATGACCGCCTCGACGAGTTTGAGCTCGGCGTCGTAGCCGCGGAGGTTTCCGACCTTTATCCGCGCGACGAAAGCATCAGCTTCCTCTTGCGCCTGCTTTTTTGAAGTAAGGCCAGTGCTTCGCTTCCGCTGTTTACCGTGGGCATCGGTGTAGTAATGGTGGTAGACCTTTCCTCGCTTGAAGACTTTGGCCATTTGCTCTTTTTCTCCTCTTGCAGAAGGGCCGGGATATCGACAGCAGATATTAGCATCGATCTGCCGATCTTTTTGGAGACGCCAATTCGTCTGGCCTTCTCCCACACCGTCCGTCCAGTCATGTTGACGCCGCTCGACGCAGTGATGCGGCGGGCGATCTCGTCGGGCGTCAGAAGATCATCGAGCGTGGCTTCTGGCGGCTTGTTATCATTGTCGTGATGGATGGTCATATGTAGGCATCCTCCCACGTCTCCGCAAAGCGACAATTGCCAGGCATGCCATCGAACATTGGACGGATCTGCGCACGCTTATATCCAGCTAGGCCGCAGCCGATCGGCGTAACATAGAACGTAAGATCTTGGCGGGATCGAGCGAAATTCAGGAAGTCCGCAACAAAGCCGCCGATTACATCAAGCGGCAATGTCTCTATGCGCTCGTCTTTAGTGGGTATCCCATATGAGCTGCCCTGTAGGCCGATACCCTGGCCGTAGACGGCACCATGCTCGAATACTGCGAACCTGGCTGCGCCGGCACCGTGGCGACCTGCCAAGTTGGAGCCGAAGACAAACACATCAATCACAACGCCCTCCAAATCTCTTCGCCCGGCGGCTGGTAGCTCTGGCAACCAGCGAGCAAGGCCAACGCGAGCGCCAGCCAGAGCCAGGAAGTTACGACGAGGCGGACGGCGGTCATACCGCCACCTGCATCGCTGCATTGTCATTTGCGGCCTGTTGCTCAGCAACCTGCCGCAGTTTGGCAGCAATCTGCTTGTGCCGGCGCTCGGTGCGCTCACGGCCGAAGCGGTCGTGCTCATGCCAGGCTGCTACGGCGAGCAAGCGGCTGGCCGGGATGCCTGTGTCGGGCGTCAGGGCGTCGACGACTTCCGTTCCGCTGCCCGTGTATGGGGCAGGGGCTGGCTTGGCTGGTGGGGCGGTTCTTCTGGGTTTCTGCATGGCGTGGTCTCCTCTTCTGTGGTGGGGTGGTGGGTGGTTATGCGTGACCGTGGTTGCCGGTACGAAAGACGTCTGGGTGGTAGTGGTTGGCGTCAGGATTGGTGCGCAAGAACTCCATGGCATCATCGCGGTCCATTATTCCGGTGTTCAGGCGTATGTTTCGAAGCCAAGCGTCAATCTGTCTGTTCTCGGCTGACTTGGCGGCGTACAGGCGTTGCCGCTCGATCCTATCAAGGCGTGCGACCACCTCTGCTTCTGTGATTGGTCGCTGATACGTGACTTGCGAGCCGATCCAGTCGTACGCCTCTATCTCGATCGTGGCGACGCTCCGGAATTCTTCGGGAACCTTTTCAAGCGTTGCCTGGAGATGGGCGATAAGGTCGACGATGCAGTTGCTGCCGCCGATCACATCAGAGTCTGGAACCGTTTCGGTTATCATCTCAGTCATTCGGACGCCTCCTTGCGATAGGCAACGGCCAACGATACAGCCCGAAGCTGATCCATCGTGACGCGGTGTGATACACCCTCGCAATCGAGGAAGACGCTTAAATAGTCGGCGTCGGCAGGTGCTTCGGCTAGTATCGCCGTCGCGATCTTCTCGAACGGCTCCATCGCCGTCGCCAGCTTTTCGCATGTGGCTTCTGCGTATTCGGCCCGCATGCGCTGCTGCTCTTTGAGGCCAACCGCACCGTTGAACTTCCTCGTCATGGTGAGGAGTTCCGCTTCCGCCTTCTCGGCTCGGGAGCGGATGGATTCGATAAGGTCTGCGGCTTCGCCTAGAATTCGCGTATCAGCGCCTGTGCATTTGTCTGGACCATCTGGCAATCCGCCGCAGAATTTGCATGGCTCATTGTCTGGCGTCGTCCAATATTCCGGCGACTTCTGGTCAAACGGGCAGATTGGAAGAGGTTGATTTGTGCGCAGTCGTTCCACGATATCGGCCATCTTCACCCCTCCTTCGTTTCGAGGAGGGCTGGGGCCCTCTCTGCGGGCGGTGGGTAGCGGAGCACCTTGATTGACGCCGCCTCGGCCTGCCGGATCATGTCAGCGGTGCCAGTCCCTCCGGGGAAGGCCACGACCAGATTTGCCCGGTATTCCTCAATCATGCGGCGGTTACGGATCGGGCCAGCGGCTTTACCGTGCGTCTTCCAGTCGGCTGGAATGTTCCAGCATTCGACGTGGCGCACCCGGCACCATTCAAATGCCAGCGCATCGGCTCCCTTGGCTGCACCCTGAATGACTACATCAGGGCGAAGCTCATCAAGGGCAGCGAAAACAGCGTTCCTATCGGAGTAGTCGCGGCCACCACATACGATTGCGCGGATCATTCTGAGCCCTCCGGCGGGAAGGCCTCGACTTGGCCGAGAATGAAAGAACTGATATCAGTCCAATACGCCAGCCAATCGTCTGGCTCAAATTGATTGCCGTATTTCTTGGTAACGTAGTCTGAAAGAGCCGCCGCTTGGTTTCGCGACAGAGCGACTTTATGAACGGGCGCCGTTGTCTCATCCCTCACGGCTGCTGACTGTGGTCGGAGATACACAGGCCCTATCCGCTGCCAGCGAGGGTTATTCTTTTCGAATCCCCACTCGACCTGCTGGACTTCAACAACCTGTTTAAGACCCGTTTCTTCGTGCTGGAAGACGTAGCCGTAAGGCTCCGTTACCTCGAATTGCTCCACCGTCTGGAGCAGTCGTTCAGCTTCGGCGATAATGCGCTGCTTTTCATCTTCCAAGGAATCAAACAGAAATCGCCTGTTCCAACGACCGGCGACATCGCCACGGTACTCATCTTCCATTTTGATGCCGCATTCGCCACACCAGATAGTAAACCCATGGTCAAAGTTGTCTTTCAGGTCTGTGGCCGAGGTAAAATTCGGTTCTTTCCCGCAGAACGGGCAGGGCTTCAATTCAACGTTCATTCGCTCTTCCCTCCCTGCGGAACAGTGGTGTCGGATTGACGCGCGAGGAGCATGGCGTCGGCGACCAGATAGGCGCATTTAGCCCATGCATCGATGCGCTCTAGGTCATCGCCACCGACGTGATCCCAAGACCTAAGCGGTATGCTGGCAATTGCCTGCCCGGCGAAGTAGTCACGAAGCGACATGCCTCCGAGTCTGTGGGAGAAAAACTCCTCCTTCATCCTCGGGAACGCATAACCGCCATCGTCCATATGTTCGGCCATCGGCCTTCTCCTCTAAAGTGGTGAATGGTTAGAGCGCGGCCCGGAAACAACATAGTTGCAGCCAAGCCATCAGAGGCAATTCTATTCGGTGACTTCCTCGAACTCGCCAGCGATGGTCAGTCGATATGATTTACCAGCCTCGACGCCGTTTTGGCCAACGAGCGAGGCCCGCACCGCTACAAGTTTGTATGGGTAGACGTCCGTATCGTAGGCGGCCAAGATGATGCCTCCGCCTTCTTCCGCCTTTGCCGTGGATTGGGCGCCAAGGGCAGCCGCCAGGGCATAGTCCCCGGTGCTCGCGGCATGGGCATAGTCCCCGGTGCTCGCGGCATGGGCACCATTCCCGGTGCTCGCGGCATGGGCA